TCCTCGATGTCATCTGCGAGGCTTGCTTCGTTGAGCCTACTTATCAGCAGATCAAGGAGTCCGGCATTGAACTGACCGATGAGCAGCTCATGTTCATCTTCAACTACACTCAGAAGGGGGTTCAGGCGTTGGACTCCTTTCGTGTCCAGTCCAAGCATAGTGAACATCCTATCGATAGCTCAGCGGTACAGGAGACTTCCATCTGAGCTGCTGGGTATAACCGATACGTACACGGCCTATTGCTTTGATGAGGCCTGTGCGTTTATTGCAGGAAAGCTGGATGCTGGTGAGGAATTGACATTCAATAGGCAGTATTCCAGCTTTTCTGACTTGTATGCTCAATATGAATAACGGGAGGTGAGAACATGATTGATGTTGGCTCCGCTGTAGGATATTTACTACTTGATGCTTCTGGCTTTGAATCTGGGTTTAACAAGGCCATGAACTCAATGAAGACCTTCCAGGATGAGAGCTCTACCGTTGGTGACAAGTTTGGAGCCATGGGTAGCGCCATGACGTCCGTCGGAGCAAGTCTTACAAAATCTGTTACTCTACCCCTTGTTGGTATCGGTACAGCGGCAGTCAAGATGACGTCTGACTTTGACTCGTCTATGGCTAAAGTTGCGGCTATCTCTGGTGCGACCGGAGATGACCTTGAGCAGCTCAGAGACAAGGCTAAGGAAATGGGTGCTCAGACCAAGTTCTCAGCCTCTGAGTCTGCTGACGCCTTTACCTATATGGCAATGGCAGGTTGGAAAACCGAAGATATGCTCAACGGTATTGAGGGTATCATGAACCTCGCTGCTGCGTCAGGTGAAGATCTGGCTCTCACGTCTGACATTGTCACGGATGCTCTTACAGCTTTCGGTCTTCAGGCAAAGGACTCTGCTCACTTCTCGGATGTACTGGCTGCTGCATCTAACAATGCAAACACCAATGTGTCTATGCTGGGTGAGTCTTTTAAGTATGTGGCTCCTGTGGCGGGTTCTCTTGGGTACAGCGTGGAAGACACGTCTGTTGCCCTTGGTCTCATGGCTAATAGTGGTATTAAGGCTTCTCAGGCTGGTACAGCGCTCAGAACCTTACTTACCAATATGGTTAATCCGACCGACAATATGGACTGGGCTATGAGAAGACTGAATGTTTCCCTTACTGATAACGAGGGTAACATGAAGTCTCTGAATGAGGTCATGGTTGACCTGAGAAAGGGCTTCAGTCAGCTCAGTCAAGCTGAACAGGCAGAGGTAGCAGCTAACCTTGCTGGCAAAGAAGGTATGTCTGGTCTGTTGGCTATCGTTAACGCAAGCGAGGCCGACTTCAACAAGCTCACAAAGGCTATCAATACTGCTGATGGTACTGCTCAGGAAATGGCCGATACCATGCTGGATAACCTTGGCGGTCAGCTTACCATCCTTGGCTCTGCCTTGGAGGGTCTGGCAATTTCATTTGGTGAGATGCTCGTGCCTACTCTAACAGAAGGTGTACGCCATCTTACTGAATTCGTTGATAGTCTCAACGCCATGGATGACGATACCAAACAGGCTATCCTCACGTTCGGTATGATCGTGGCTGCTATCGGACCAATGCTGCTTATCTTTGGTAAGTTGGCTTCTTCCATTTCGTCCATTATTGGTCTTATTGGAGGAGCCGGTGGTCTGTCTGCCATTATAGGACTACTTGCTGGTCCTCTTGGCATTGTGTTGGCTGCTGTTACAGCTCTCACGGCTGCGTGGGTTACTGACTTCGGCAACATTAGAGAGTACACGTCGGAGATCTTTGAAAGCATCGGCGAAATTATCTCTGCTGCACTTGATCTTATCACTATGTTGTGGGACAACAACTTCCTTGGTATCCAAACCATTGTGGAAAACGCCTGGAATGCTATCGAGACTGTATTTGAAAGTGCGTTAAGGATTATCTCTGACCTGTTTGCAGCCTTTGCAGCAGTTTTTTCCGGCGATTGGGAAAGTGCTTGGGAACACCTAAAAGACATTGGGGCTACCATCTGGGACCTCATTAAGAAGTTCTTCTCAGAATTTCTCGATGGTCTTATAGATGCTCTAATCACAATAGCGGCTCAGCTCTGGGGAGCAGGTAAACGGCTTTTCGAGGGCTTGCTGAATGTCTTTAAGGAAATCTGGAACAGCATTAAGAGTTGGTTTTCTCAGGCATCTAAGGATCCTGTCAATATCCTTAAAAACCTTATCCCATCCATGTTACAGGCTGGTAAGGACATCTTTACTGCTCTGTGGAATGGCCTCAAATCCGTTTGGAGTAACATTACGTCCTGGGTTACTGATGCTGTTAACTGGATTAAGGAAAAGGTCAATCTTTGGAACACTGAGTCCAGCAAGATGAGCTCCAGCCGTGGTGGTGGGTTTAGTGGTAACAGACAGGGATCCTACGCAAGCGGTTTGGATTATGTCCCCAGAGACATGGATGTCAGAGTCCATGAGGGTGAAAGTATCTGGACCAAACAGGAAACCAACGAGCTCATCGAGGCTCTTAAGAATAAGGGCACTTCTGGTGATATCACAGTGGTCAGTCCCATCTATCTTGATGGTAAGAAGATTACTCAGGTGGTCACTAAGAGACAGCTTCAGGAAGCGAGGGCGAACGGATGATCTTAAAGTTTGATGGTGTTGACGTTAGTAGCTGGTTTGATGAAGAGACTGTCCATGTGGACGCCAAACCAGTTACTACAGCTCAGGTACAGACCCTTGACGGCGTTACTCATGACAGTGTTATTCGCTGGAAGAGTACTTGGTCTGCAAAGGTTTTACCTCTTACCAGAGAGCAAGCCATTTCCTTCAGCTCTATGCTTCGTAAGACTGTGATGGAAGTTACCTACGAGAGTCCTCATTATGGTGAGGTCATCCAGAGTATGAGGGTTAGCTATATTCCATACGACACTGCACTCAAGTACAATGACTTGGAGTACTGGAATGGTGGCACTCTCTCCTTGGAAGAGAGGTAAGTAGATGCATACAACAACTGAGCTATATAAGCAGCTACTCAGCAATTCTAACCATACCAAGGAGATCAAGCTGACGATTGCTGGTACAGACTACAACATGGGAGACATCGTCTCCCTGTCTGTACCGAACAGTCTGTACAGCACTTTTGGCGTGGGTAACGCCGTAGCCGGACAGATCGACATGGAGATCTATCCTAAGGGATCTATTCCTCGTCAGGCTAAAATTCAAGTCTTTGTAAGACTTGTACTTGGCACTCAGGTGAGTGAATGGATTCCCAAGGGTGTGTTCTTCTTCTCGACAAGAGAGACTGACCGGCTTACTGGAGTCATGACCGTGCATGGCTATGATGCAATGCTCAAGGCAGAAGAGGTCTGGCTTGACTCCACCTATGACACTCAGACGTGGCCTATGCCTGTGGTTGATGCAGTTAATGATATTGCTGACCGCATGGGTGTAGTAGTCGACAGTCGTACCATACTGAACACAGCGTTCCCGGTACAGTACCCTGTGGACACGGCTGGTGACATGACCATGAGAGAAGTCCTTAAGAGGATCGCTGTTGCTAATGCTGGTAACTGGATCATCTCTGATGAGGGCAAGCTACTTCTGGTCAAGCTCAATTCCATGCCGGAGGAGACTTCTTACCTTATCAACCACATCGGGGAAGCAATCACTTTCGGTGGGGATAGGATTATTGTGTAAGGAGGTATAGAATGGACAAAATTTTCCTCGGGTCTATGGTAGAGACTTTACTTCCAGGTATTGAGTCTTTGCCTATCAACAAGGTTGAGATCCTTGATGATAACGGAGACATTCTTGCCGAAGCCTCCTCCAGCAGTATCTCTAATGGTAAGACCTTAACGGTGGTCAATCCTGATGGCACGACTGCTATGGCGGCCTACATCCTGTCTCAGACTGAGGGGTACGTGCAGCGCTCCTATGAAGGTAGAAATGCTCTCCTTGATCCAGCTGCTGAGCTGGGTGACGGTGTTACGGTCGGTGGTATTTATTCAGTCATTGCTGAGCAGACCTTACAGTTTGATAAGCTGTACAGAGCTGACATTTCCGCGCCGGACGCGGACGAGATCGACGACGAGTACCCTTACAAATCGCCGACGCAGCGGCAGATCGAGAGGAATTTTGCAAAGGCGCGCTCCCTCATTACCAAAACGAGCGAAGAGATCATGCTCAAGGTCGAGGGCATCGACGGCAAGTACACCGAGGTCAAGACCACGCTGGACGGGCTGACGGTGACGGACCAGAGTGGTACTACCAAAATCAAGGGCAGCAGCATCGAGACAAGCACGTTGTATGTTGACGCGGCCAACATCTCCGGCAAGCTCACGGCTAACCAGATTCAGGCGAGCAGCATTTCCGTGGGTGACTTAAAGGATGGATCGTCTTACGCGACCAAGACTTACGTCGACAGCAACGCGGGTCTGAGCGCGAACGAGGTCGACAATGCGATCGCAACGTACATTGACAGCACTTCTATCACGGCGCAGAAGCTACGCGGGCAGACGGTGGAACTGCTGGCTAATAGCAATACGGCAGTCGGCTCGCTTGAGATCGCCTACACGACGACGGGCATCGGTCTCGGCATCAAAACGACGTATGGTGGCATCCAAATTCAGGCGGCGGGCAACTTGTTCCTTTCGGCTGGCACGGGCGGCGCGATCACGCTGCAAAACAACCGCATCGTGCTCGCTGGCGCGCTGTGCCTCGGCGGTTCGAGCTATGGCCCTTCCGCGCCCTCTGGAACCGGTGCTGCGGGGCAGCTGTATGTGCAGTTGGTGAGCTAATATGGCAACTTTAAGCGTAACGATCACGCCGGACAGCAGAGACGGCACAAAAGCATATTTAACTGGCGAGTTCACAGGCGGCTCGGAAGATTACGATTACGCGAGACGGCTGCAAGTCACGATACTTGGAGCCACCACCTATACAATTGATTCTAAGCAGACGAGCGGCGGCTATAACACGTGGGCGTTGGATATCACGGGACTTGAACCCGGCGTTACCTATGCGTGGTCGGCGGAGATGTATTACCGCACGACAGGCGGCTGGGCAAATAGCGGTTACAGAGACAACGGCACATTTACCACCGCGCCGCCACCGGCAAAAACGTATTACGCATACGTCACATTCAACGCCAACGGCGGCAGCGGCGTGCCGAGCACGCAGTACGGCAGCGAGACCAACAACACAGGGTATGTAAGGATATATCTACCGAGCACAACGCCGTCGCGGTCGGGCTATACATTTGCGGGCTGGTCGCTCAACTCGGATGGTTCCGGCACGGTGTATTCTCCGGGCGGCAGTATCGTTTTATACAGCGGCATAACGAGTTCGCCCGGTCAGGGGTATACGCTCTACGCCGTTTGGGTAGAAGACACGACAGGGCGCGTGTGGCTCTCTCAGGGCGGTGCATTTGGGCAAGGAATCCTTTACTGCTCGGACGGTTCGAAATTTTACAAAGGCATTCCGTGGGTCGGTACAGGCTCAGGATGGAGAAGGGGTGTTTAGATGGAACAGGCAATGCAGTTACTTGATAGGGCGTTTGACACGCTCTCAACAGTGCTGATCGCCAGCTCTCAGGCGGGCAAAGTCAGCAGCGTGCAGACAGATCTGCGGCAAGCTTATGCGATCTTGCAGCGCGAGGTCGCGGAGTACGAAAAGGACAAACGCGAGCTTGCCACGCTGAGAAATCAGGTCAAAGCGTCGGAGAATCCTGACGAAGAAAGCGAGGTAACCGATGGCTGATAAAGCAATTACCGACCTCACCCAAGCATTACAGATCACGGGCGAAGACCTTTTCGTCTTGCAGCAGGGTGGCACAGCGAAAAAGCTGAAAGGCTCGCAGGTCGTGCAGTATGCCAAAGATTCTGTTGCGGCAGAGGTGCAGGGCGTAAAGGAATATGCCGACAACGCCAAGGCATCGGCTGATGCTGCGGCGAAGGACGCAACCAGAGCAGAGACCGCTGCACAGGGCATCGACGACAAGGTTGCTGCGGCGGATGCTTCCGCAAAGGCGGCGGCATCTTCTGCGGCTGCTGCCGCTGCATCTGCGACCGGCGTTGACGAGAAGGTGCAGGCCGCGCAGACGGCGGCAACCAATGCGGCAAAGTCGGAGACGGCGGCAAAGGATGCACAGACCGCTGCGGCCAACGCGCAGAAAGCGGCGGAGAGCGCGCAGGCCGGAGCGCAGAACGCTAAAACGGCGGCAGAATCGGCACGGGAAGCCGCTGAGAGCGCAAAGGACGCGGCGGCGGGTAGTTCGACCTCTGCTGGGCAGAAAGCGGCACAGGCCGCTCAGAGCGCCGAGGACGCGGCATCTGCCAAGTCTGCGGCGGAGACGGCAAAGACCGACGCACAGGCGGCACGCGACGCCATCGTCAACATGATCGTCGAGGCGGTGACGCTTGAGACGGGCAAGCCCGCCACGGTGACGAAGTCCCTTGTGGACAACGTCTATAAGCTCGTCTTCGGCTTGCCGCGCGGCAACACTGGCGCTCCCGGCCCGCGGGGTGCAACCGGCAACGGCATTTCCGGCATCGAGCTCAAGAGCGGCACACACGCCCCCGGCACAAGCGATGTCTATACCATCACCCTGACGGACGGCACAACGTTTGACTTCGAGGTCTATAACGGGGCGAACGGTCAAGGTGCTGGCGATATGCTCGCAAGCGTCTACGACCCGCGGGGCAAGCGGACGGATGTGTACAAGTACGTTGATGACGCTATTGGTAAAATCCCTACGCCGGACGTATCCGTGCAAATCAAGGCGCACAACGAGGACAAGACAGCGCACCCCGACATCCGCGCCAAAATCCCCACAAAGACCTCTCAACTCACCAACGACAGCGGCTATCTGACACAGCATCAGGACATTTCCGGCAAGCTGGACAAGACCGGCGACGGCAGTAACGTCACGGTGGCGTTCACGGCGGCGACCGCCCGCGCAAACATCGCTACGGGCGAAAAGCTCTCCGTGCTGTTTGGCAAAATCGCCAAGTGGTTTGCCGATTTGGGCGCGCTGGCCTTTAAGTCTACGGTTGCTAAGAGCGACCTTGCGCAGGACGTGCAAACGTCCCTCGGCAAGGCAGACAGTGCATTGCAGAGCGTCAGCAAAAGTGACGTTGGTCTTTCCGACGTTGCAAACGAGCGGCAGTATTCCCTCGACAACCCGCCGCCGTACCCCGTGACGAGCGTCAACGGCAAGACGGGCGCGGTAAATGTTCCGTCCGTGAACGTGCCGAGCACCACCTCCCTCCTCAAGGGCAACGGCTCGGGCGGCATCGTGGCAGCGACGCGCGGCAGCGACTACATCGCGAGCGGCAACATTACCAAGCAGACACTCGTGAACGTTGAGACAGACCCGACCGAGAACTACGCCATCAACTGGCTGTACGGCTAAGGAGGGGCAGCATGGCGAACAAAGCGATCAGCACACTGGCGGTCGGCTCGTCCGTGTACCTCAACGTCGGCGGTGTGCGGAAGGAATTCCTCGTGGTGCATCAGGGCAAGCCGAGCAGCTTGTATGACGCAAGCTGCGACGGAACGTGGCTGCTGATGAAGGATTGCTATGAGATGAGACAGTGGAATAGTAATTCTGAGTTATTGTACGAAAACAGCTCTATTCACTCCTATTTAAGCAGCACGTTCCTGAATCTGTTTGACGCCAACATCCGTGATGCGATCAAACAGGTGAAGATTCCATATCTCAAAGGTGGAAAAGGCGGAAGCGTGCAGAGCGGCGCAAACGGTCTGTCCTGCAAAGTGTTTCTTCTTAGCGGTTATGAACTCAACTTTGAAAATATATTTCCGGCGGATGGTGCGGGTTTAGACGGATTCGCAGAGAGTATTACCAATAACTCTGCCTACCTTGCCACTTATAACGGAACCCTCACCAAGTGGTGGCTCCGATCCATAAGCATTTTGCAATATGTGGATGCGGCCGGATTGGTAAGCGGATATTCCTACGATAGTGATTCCGTAACAAAGAGTTACGGAATCCGCCCCTGCATCATCCTCCCCTCCAATACCCTCGTGGACGACAGCGGCAACGTTGTCACCATCAACCTCACCGCACACAAGACCCTCATCAACGGCACGGCCTACACCGTCAAGGGCGGGAAGTGCCTCGTCAATGGTACTGTGTACAGCATCAAAAAGGGCAGGACGCTTATCGGCGGGACGGGATATGACATCAACTTTGAGCCGGATGTGAGCTTGACGTGGTACTTCAATCAGACACTTTCAATCCCTGTTTCTACTACGTCAACCACGTTTAGCACACGCGCACACTACGAAGGAGGCTCCAAAACAATTACAGGAATCCAAATAATAAACAGGGGGGACAATCCCAACATGTCATATTTGGGAAGCGGTTTTGCCTTCACTGCATGGGACCAGCGTCGCGGGTGGCGCGACACAGCATACCGCACCATTACTTTCGACGAAGCCCCCTCGGGCGATCTTCTGGCGTGGCTGCAAGAGAACGCCACGCCGCAATAGAAAGGAGCACACATGAGTATCTACATCAAAGTCAACAACACCGAGTACCCCGCAGCGATCAACGGCAACCGTACTGACCGCGCGTGGGACGGACGTGACACCAAAACCATTTACCTCACCATGTCCCACGACGCCGTGGCGGCGCTGCTGCCCGACAACACGCCGTGGAGCATCGTGCTGCACGAGACGGTAAACAAGCTCGACAACGACGGCAATCCCACGGGCGAGACCGAGGAGGTCGTTAACGAGTGGGACAACAGCGAATACAGCCTTGCTGGCGACATCACTGACCACCGCAATGGTACGGTGAGCGTTAAGATGGGAAAGCCCACGGAATCCGAGCTTTCGGAGGCGACCGTTACGGCGCTGGTCGGCCAGAGCATCACGCCGCAGCGCGCGGCAAGGCTGCGCCCGGTCATCGAGCAGGCCAGCGCGTCGCTCTCTGACGGCGAGGCGGCGAGCGTGCCGGAACTCATCACAGCATGGGCGTACCCCGTCAAGTGCAACGAGGGCGACCGCAGAAGCTACGGCGGCAAGGTGTATAAGTGCCGACAGGCGCATACCTCACAAGCCGACTGGACGCCGGACAAGACGCCCGCGCTGTGGGCGGTCATCGACGCCGAGCACGCGGGCACGCAGGACGACCCCATCCCCGCAGCGCGCGGCATGGAATACGAATACGGCAAGTATTACCTCGACGGCGAGGACGGCAAGGTGTACCTCTGCGAGCGCACGGGCGAGGCTGCGGGCGGGAAGATCACGCTGCAATACCTGCCGCACGAGCTCATCGGCAACTATTTCACCCTTGTGGAGGAGACTGCTATCCAGTCCGTGGAAGATGACTATGCTATCCCCCACATCAGTAAAAAATAACCCTTTACTTTTCCGAATGGAAGATATATAATGAAGGAGGACTCAAGATGAATAAGAAACCTGTTTCCTATCTGCAAACAGACCCTCGATGGAAGAACAAAGACTACTCCGCCAAGGGTGAGTCCACTACTATCGGTGCTTCTGGCTGCGGACCGACAGCAGCGGCTATGCTAATTGAGACTCTTACTGGCAAGACCTTCACCCCGGAGGATGCTTGTAGGTGGTCTCTTCAGCATGGTTACAAGGCGGTCAAACGGGGTACATACTACTCGTACTTTGTACCTCAGTTTGCCTACTTTGGTATCCACTGCTATCAGTTGAGCTGGGAGAACACTTACCACAAGCCTAACTCCAGCGTCCATGACAAAGCCCTTGCACTCCTTAAACAGGGGTACTATCTCATTGCTCTGATGAAGAAAGGTAACTGGACTTCTGGTGGTCATTTTGTCGTGGTCTGGTGGGCTGATGGTAAGGTTTACATCAATGACCCTGCAAGCAAGAAAATCACTCGTATTGAGGGTGACATGAGCACTTTCCGTAACGAAGCTGCTTACTACTGGGTCATTGATGCACGAGAGTACAACAAATCTGCTGGAAAGGAGGATGACGATGAAGTGGTAACTTACAAAACTCTGAAGGATGTCCCGAGCTGGTACAGACCCAGTGTCCAGAAGGTTGTCGAAAAGGGTGCTCTTAAGGGAGACCAGAACGGAGTTCTGAATGTGTCAGAAGACCTATGCCGCGCCCTTACGGTTCTTGACCGTCTTGGGAAACTTGACTAAGGAGGTACACCTCTATGGAGGCTATTCTCTTTGTATGCAGCCTTGTGGCCTGCATCATCGGAGTCTTAACCTTCGTTGTAGGAATGACCAGCCGTGCAAAGAACGATGGTGTGGTCTTACAGAAGATCAATCAGGCCATCGATGGCATTGAGGAGCTCAAGAGTGACATTAAGGGACTCACATCACAGCAGAATTCCCTTTCCCTCAAGGTTAACTCCCACGAAGAGAAGATCAAGACTCTCTTTAAGAACCAGGAAGATGCAAACATCACCAATCAAGCAATCCTTGAGATCCTACGGATCTTAAGAGCTCACGAAGACAGGAGCTGAATGTATGCTCGACAATCCCATCAACGATCTTGAAACTCTGCGCAAGGAAGAGGATGCTCTTGACCAGAGTGTGGCACTTAACCACATCGTTATGACCATGCTGGAGTCCAAGCGTCGAGAGGACTTCTGGCTCAGGGTCATCCTCATTATTAGCATCCTCGCAAATGTAATCATTGCTGCCATCTTTGTGCAGTATGAGAAGGGTATGACTACGACAGAAACCATTACTACCACGGTCGAACAAGATACTGGAGAAGGATCTGGCAACAACGTCTACCAGTCAGGTGAGAGTGCCAATTACATCCAAGGAAACTCTGAGGAGGTAACACCGAATGGCGAAGCAAACTATCACAATAACGCGGACAGTGACACGGACTCACAGTCCTAAAGGCTCTACAGTCACCAAGTCCAGTCCCGCTGGCAAGACCAACATCGGCGGTCATGGTGGTGGGAACCCGAACCGCTGCCCTACCTGTGGTAAGTACCGGTCTAAGTGAGGGGTGTTCTAAGTGAGCGCCCACATTGAGACCAGGAAACGACTCAAAGCGATCCCAAGTGTGTGCCGCTTTGATGACCTGTTGGAGCAATCAACCTTAACCGATGAGGATAAGGAGATCCTTCGGTTACACTACCTGAAGGGCAAAGACTTCCGGTACATAGCAGATACGCTCGGCTATGCAGAGATCACAATTAAACAAAGACATGCTAAAGCCCTCGTAAAGCTGGGTAAGCTGTTCTAAAGCAAGAATGCCTCTACTACTTAGGTGGTAGGGGCATTCTTTTTGCATACATTCAGCAGCCATCGGTCATACATTCTGCACCTGTATAGGTATATACTTATACTCAGGAGAACTCATGTTATGGAGGTACAGCTATGTATGGACAAATGCCTTATCCTTATGGCAATCCCGCAATGCAGAGTGCGCAGCAGCGTCTTCAGATGATGGAGGCTCAGTATCCACAGTTTGCTGCCAACTATGGTCAGCCCTCTTCCCCTCAGCCTCAGACCCCTGCTGCGCCGGTGCTCAAGGGTAGACCTGTGTCTAACGAACAGGAAGCCAACGCTGCCATGATCGACTTTGACGGGTCTCTGTTCATTTTCCCTGACAAAGCACATGGCAAAATCTACACCAAACAGCTCGGTCTTGATGGTAACATCATCTTTGAGAGGTACAGCATCGACCAGCCCCCTGAGGCTGCACCTATGGTAGCCCCGACCAAACAGATTGACCTTTCTGGATATGTAAAACGGTCTGAGGTGGAGTCCCTCGTCAACGAGCTGGTTGAGCAGAGGCTATCCAAGATCGAGCAGAAACCTGTCAACAGTAACAAGGGAGGTAACAAGTGATGAATCCTATGCAGATGATGGGTGCTATGATGAACCCTATGTCTTTTATGAGTAAGCAGTTTGGAGCTAATCCTATGTTCCGTCAGGCTCAGCAGATGACTCAGGGTAAGACTCCAGAGCAGATCAAGGATATCTGTATGAACGTATGCAAGCAGAGAGGTATTGACTTCGATGAGGCTTGGGCTCAGTTTCAATCCCAGTTTCCGCTGGGTTGATATAAAATTCTAACAAGGAGGTACTAACAATGGGTATGGAATCTGGTGGCCTGTCTGTAGCGGATGTTGCCGCGCTGCAGAACAGAAACTCTGACGGCAGTATGTTCGGCGGTGCAGGAGGCACTTGGGTGTGGGTGTTCTTCCTGTTCTTCCTGCTGGCATGGGGCGGCGGTGGCTTCGGCTTTGGTAACAATGCCGCTGCACAGGGCGCTCTTACCCGTGCCGAGCTCTATGAGGGTCTGAACAATCAGGGTCTTGAGAACGGCATCCGTGGCATCCAGAACGGTCTCTGTGATGGCTTCTACGCTCAAAACACGACCATGCTTCAGGGTATGAACGGCATCCAGTCTCAGCTCTGTCAGGGCTTCAACGGGGTGAACAACAACATCGCCGAAAGTCGCTTTGCTGCTCAGCAGTGCTGCTGCGAAACCAACCGTAACATTGACGCCGTCCGTTACGAGAACGCTCGTAACACCTGTGACATCGTCAATGCGATCAAGGCCGACGGCGATGCAACTCGTGCGCTCATGACCCAGAACACCATTCAGGAGCTCCGTGACCAGCTTCAGGCGGCTCAGCTCCAGCTTGGTACGATGTCTCAGACGCAGACTCTCATCGGTACACTGCGCCCGTTCCCGACTCCGGCCTATATCACTTGCAGCCCGTATACTGCTGCGAATGGTTATGGCTCTTACGGCTGTGGCTGCAACAACTGCGGCTGCTGAACTGCATAACCCTTGGCATATAGTTATGCCCAACTTTAAGAGGAGGGCAAGCGCCCTCCTCTATTTATTATGGAAGGAGAATTTACCATGAAGAACCAGTATGCTAAGTCCTGCATCCGCGTATACAACAACACGGTTCAGGCATTCACTGCTGAACCTACTCCGCTCAACCTTGAGGGTACTCCGGTTGTGGATAGTGGCTGCTCCCTCACCCTCAACACGGCGAGTATCCGGGTCAATAAGTCCGGCTTGTATCATTTGTCTGCAGACGTTACCTATACCCCGACTGCTGCGGGTGTTGCCATTGTCCAGCTCTATAAGGACGGTGTGGCGCTCCCCTGTGCTATCTCTCAGCAGACGGTCGCAGCCGGTGACGTGTACACTGCTCACGTTGAGACTGACCTGGAGATCATCACCTGCTGTGTGAACCGTCCTCTCATCACTCTCAATATCAGTGGTGTGGCTGGTAGTGTCAACCACACCTGTACTGGAGCGGTGAAGTTGGCATGAACGACCGAGAGCAGTTCACCATCCTGGATGCTATGACCATAGTGTCATTCATGATTGGGCTTGCTAACTATGGTGAGAATGTTGACCAGAGTGCTATGAGCAAAATCGTGCAGGGTGCTGTGGATGACATTCACAGACACCTTGCTGACCAGGATGAGAAGCTGTCTAAACTTCTTACCAAACTGGAGGTGACATAATGGCAAAGATGAAGTTCTCTGTGGAAGAGTATGCTCCTAAAGACGTCAAGGAAGTCTTTACTGACATCAATGCCAGACAGATCACGGCGCTCATGTTCCATGATGAGATGGCCGACTTGTTTGATTTTCTGGGTCTAAGGGGCTTCAAACGGATGCACGAGTATCAGTACTTCGCTGAGTCTGCTGAGCACCGTGCCATCAAGAGGTACTATATCAACCATCATGGGTCGTTGATCCCTGAGGAGGACCTGGAGCCTGTAGAGATCATCCCATACGACTGGTATCAGTACAACCGAACTGACGTTCCCGCTGGAGTACGTAAACAGACCGTGCAGAAAGCCATGGAGCAGTACAAATCTTGGGAGACTGAGACCAAGGCACTCTTTGAGAAGTGTGCTCACTATCTGCTGGAGTGGCACTGCATTGCAGACTTCAATAGGGTCAATGACCTCATCTGTGACGTAGACATGGAGCTCAAGTATCTGGAGTGTCTATGTTTAGAGCTCCGTGCTGTGGATTACAGTTCTGAGTATGTGCAAGTGCTTCAGGACAAGTATCATGAGGAGTACAAAGAGAAATGCAAGACGATCGGTGTGGACATCTGCTGAGTCAACCTCAGCTATTCATAAGGGTCGGTAACGACCGTTATGCCATCATAGATCATCCTCGCTTTGACGTCCCTATGTATGTTTGGAGTGAGACCGAGCAGCACATTGTTCCGTACAGGCCAAATAAATAAAGAAGATCTCCCTCGTCACAAGCGGGGGAGATCTTTCTAAGTTTAAATCCTCGAGGAGGTCAGCTGACTTCCGGGGGCAAACTCACCTACCCCCTCCTCGTAGCTGACGAAATTGCTTAGGTAAACTGACTGAAGAACATGATTTACACGACTTTGCACCGAGTGAGTTCCGTTTGACGTGAACCACGGTACTCGGAGTGTGCCTTGATCGTACCACGGAGGATGAGGGTGCTGCCCTCAGACTGGTCAAGGTAGCAACTGGTCTTCCAGACGAACTGATGACCCTCGGAGTCCACAAAGGTGTACACAAAGGTCGTTCCCCACATAGTGTCAAATCCAGCACGATGAATGAGCTTTACCTCGCGCTCCACCTTGTCACCAATGCTACCAAAGTACTCGGTCTTAGGTGCGTGGTCGGCTACATACTGCTCACGGATGGACTTTACATAGTCCATAATGAACCCAGAGGGGATGAAGTACAGAGTGCCGTCATTACTATACTGACCAATGAGGTCAGTATAGTCACCGGAATCATCCCAGGAGGGAATCCTGTCTTCAATGCTGACCACAACTGTATCAAAACCAGTGACTTCATGGTCAAAGTGCCAGCCGAACTCAGGATTCCACTTGCAGCCAGTAGCTTTCAGCTCGTCCTTGCGAGAATAGGTCTCACCCATGACTACCCATGTCTTACCATCAGCGCTGAAGCCCTGACGACGGAGATATTCGGCATTCCGAGCTTCAGCAGTCTTGCGAGCTTTCTCCAGACGCTTGGCGTCCAGCTTGGCAGCGTATTCCACAGTTCTAACTATTACCTTGGTAGGATGAACACCGGTACCACCACACAGGAAGCACACACCACCTTCCACATGGTTGTAATAGGAGATATACTTTTTCCCGCTGCACTTAGGGCAGCGACTATCGGTGTAGTAGTGGGTGTCATTACGATCAACTCTGTCCAAGGTCAGGTCAGGATTGATATCAAATTCGGTGAAATCATTGTTCTTGACGGTGTACTCTCTCATGGTGTTACCTCCTTAAAGTTATTCAATGTAGTTCTGCTTGCTTTCTTCTAAATAGTGTATTTCCAAAAGCGAATTTCCATATCAGAAACATCTTGGTACAACTTAGAAGCAAAATATCGTACCTCGCGGCTTTTCGCCTTATGCTGAAGGTCTTTTACCCGCTCTGCCAAATCCTTCACCAAAGGATGAAGAGCAGCAAAGGTATCAGCCGTCCCGTCGCACTTGCCCTCAAGTGCGAAATACTCGACCGTCAACTGTTTAAGTTTGTCCATGTCAACCTCTCCTTTCAAATTGAGGGTGCTACCCTTATCGTGATTACATCATACATCATCTTTTTACAGAAGTAAAGCCCTAAAATCTTGTGAATAAGTTTGAAAAACTTACGTAAATGCAAGGTTTTAGGGCTTTTCTCTATGAACTTGTAAGGAAAATACCCAAAAATAGAGAAAATTCATGAGTTTTGAAAATTTTCCATGACGAAATCTATATAGTTTTTCTTGTCCTTCCAACACTGAAGGATCTCTTGATCAACGGTCTTACCCGAAGACATAGTTGCTACAAAGTGATAATAGATGCAAGGCTTTTCCTGACCAGGACGGTGAACACGAGCACGGGCTTGGTCATACTTACCTAAAGAATGATCAAGGGTATAGAAAATACACAGATGAGCTCTTGTCAGGTCAATGCTCTCTGACCCTGCTGTATATTGTACCCCGAGGATACGGGTCTTGCCAGACTTCCAAGATTTTAAGGAGTCCTCTTTGCCAGATACCTCAGAATACCCACAGCTGAGCCTCTCGGCTACCTTGCGAATAGCATACAGGTCTTTTGAGAACTTTGCAAAAATGACCACGGGTTCAGACTCAGGCAGACCCTTGAGGAACTGGTACAGATATGTACGCCGGTAGGTGCTTATTCGCTTCAGTTCTGTTGTGCCATCGTCGTGCTCTAAAGGTAAGTATCCGCTCGTCACCTGCTGCTTACGGATGACCATGGACAGAGCATTATTTACGGTCATGTACCCTTCGTCCATCTCCAAAGCACCTTCTTTATCAAGTTCCTTATACAAGTACTCCAGTCCGGCGGGCATAGGTATCTTAATGACCATTCTGGTAGTTTTTGGTAGCTCAATCGTGGACTTCATATAGAATGCACAACTAAACATCTTCTCCCTAAGATCATCAAGGTTTTTATAAGGCTGTTTCTTGTCCTTGATAGGGAAGCCAACTCTGGCACTAAGGTTGAGATCAATGTTCAGGTACTTGTCACAAAAGGCAGCATAATTCGTACCATAGATAGACCGGTCAAGGAATCTATACTGTGCATAGACGTCCAAGGGGTTCTCTGCCAGAGGCGTACCTGTCAGTAGATAACGATGCGGAACAACCTTTCCGAGACGAGCAAGGAAACAGGAACACTTGCTTGACGGGGACTTGATACGGTGACTCTCATCACAGATGACGCAGTCAATTCCCAACTTCTTATAGAACCAGACCTTGTCTACAGGTTTTTGCCAGATAGAGTCATAGTTACAGATAAAGATGGTGCAGCCCTCTCCGGGCTTTACGGGCTTAAAGGTCTTTAGCAAAGCTGCCTTTTCCTTGCCGGTCATGTTGTGCAGCTCATACACATGGTCAGGAGGGATATTGGAGTGGATCTGAACCTGAGGCTTCCAGACGTCACAGGGCTTCTTAGGAGCCACTACCAGCACCCTCTTAAATCCTCTGTTTACTACAAGGTCAATCATGATCTTAGTCTTGCCGCTCCCCGGCTTGGTGTATAGGGCAGCTGCATCCCGAGGATACATATATTCAAGAGCCTTGAGCTGATGTGCCCAAGGCTTCGTCTTGAATATTAACTTAGACCCAGAACCAAGATTCACAACCATTCTCCTCTTCTCTCTTGGTCACTACCCAAGGCTCTCCAGTCCAATATCCCTCTTTACAGAGGTGCTGCATTGTCCCTACCCAGTCTTTTAGGGCAGCCATGGAATAAAGGACTCCAATGGAGCAGCCCACGATAGCCCATTTACGGAGCTCAAGTTCCTGCTTTTTGCTGGTCACATTCTTGTGGTCAGGGACTTTAAGCTCCAACTTAAATGCACGACCCAAGAAGCAACCATTGATGTCTGGTCTACCTGACTGCATGGCATTGCCAGACACATTCTCAGCCTTGCAACCGGGAATAGAATTGAGGTACTCCAGAGCTCTATACTGAAAGTTACTTTCCAAGCTCATAGAGTTCTCCTGTCAGCCCATTCCAGCCAAAGCCGATCCTATGTAACCAGTAAAGAGGATGCTGATCAGCAAACACAGCCTTATCATCAATGTACAGGTCTGCATAGACCTTACGGGTATCGTTCTGGAAAATTTCCTTGAGCTCAGGTAGATTCTCATTTACTGCATCAAACTCAAGACCATTGTCCTTGCACCAGTTTACAGCTCTGTCAAGAGCTCTGTCAGGAGTCTCATTGTCTCTGCTGGTCCAGAGGATGAGCTTGACCCCGGCCTTTTTAAGGGCTTTGCAATAGTTTACCATAGACCAAATAGGTTCACCTACGTTAGGGTAGGCATCCTTTACCAGTGTACCATCAAAGTCCACGGCTACAATCTTAGGCAGGGTATTCTTCCAGTTAGGTTCAGTCATTTTCTCTTCAGCTCCCTTTCCATGTGGTCTGCCAGCCAAATTCTCACCCATCCTTGGTGGTCTACATGGCTGTCATTAAAAGACCTTGCAAGGTAAGGAAACATCTTTTTGTAACGATTTACAATGAGCTCCTTAAGAAGCGCAAGGTCACTACTTTTTGTCATTTGTAGGTCTATATTAAAGTCAAACATAGCCCACTTAGATAGATACTCAGCCAGCTCAAAGCGCTCAATGTCCTTGACGGTCAAAAACTTGAGGTACAGTAGGGCGGGAGCATAGCAAAGATGCTCCCACCGCAGTTCATCCCTATCCTCATTGAGGACTTTGACCATGACCTTAATAAGCTTCTCGTCTCTGGGTATTGCCATAGGGATTCAGCTCCTCCATGTTGTGTTTTGCAGTCTCATAGTCCCTCTTATAGAGATGCAGAGAGCCTGCATAATGGGTGTAACTACCGACCTGAACTCCAAGCTGCATAGCTATCAACATCTGCAGGGCACAGAAGCTAAACATATCATAAGGAACACCCATCCAGATGTCATTGGATCTCATGTGTACCATCATGTGAAGTTTGCCCTCACGGATCAGGAACTGGAGGTAGACCGTGCAAGGCAAATCCTTGGTCTTGGAATTATCAGCGTCCTTGATGTGGATAACCGCCTGACGACTATCAGGGTCTTTACGGAGCAGATCGACCACATAAGTCCACTGATTAAAGCCGAACTTCTTACTGATGCGGTATCCATAGGCAGAGTTTGCATGGACCCCGTCATCAGAGAGCTCATTCCACTTAGGGGCGAACTGAGCAATGTCTGCTGTCTTGTTAGACCCAGACAGATACCACAGCAGCTCACCGACTGCGTAGCGCATAGGCAGCTTACGGTACTTGCTGGTTACGATGTTACGGGTAGGGTCTTCGACGCAAAATGCAGCATTGATGACTTCGCCGACCACTGCGCCATCACGAGAGCCATTCTCATAGCCATCATCAGCCTGTTTAACAAGCTCTACAAAGGCTTGCTGCCAGACATCATTTACGGTTTTGCCCTGATAGATAGAAATCATCTGTAACCTCCTGTCGTCAAGTTCACCGGCAATTTGTTAGGAGGCCTGATCGGTTCATTGCAGGGCTTACAGCCGTCCTGTGCAAACATAGATTCCTTCAGCCCCTCACGAGCTGCTCTATGCTCAGTCAGCTCCATAATGGCATAGTTGGCAATGTCCATGAGGGTATCTTCAACAGTCTCATCAGAGACCTTGAGCACGTACTCAGGCTGGATGACAGTATCCAGACGGTTGAGCTTATCAAACAGGCGCATACAGACAAAGTTCGGGTAGCGTTTACGGAGCTGAGCAAAGCTATCCCCGTAGTCTGCATTCTTACGTTCGTACAGCTCATGCATCTCCTTGCAGAGCTGCTCGTGGATCTTAATCTTGTCCATGTCAATCCTCCTTTTCCCACTCACGGGGCTTAATTTCAGTCAGTGGACCATCCTTAATAGCCCGTTTCATCAGCTTATAGTCATCCTTAGTAGGGGTTTCAAGGTTCTCTTTGCCTAAATGATCAGGCAGTAAACCCTCTCGCATAGGCATCAAGTTACAGATATTACAGGGGAAGAAAGTGCGCTTGTCGTGATACAAGATTCGGCGGGCAGCCTCAAACCGTTCGTGACGCCAGATATCATCAAAGGTCTGCACAGATTTATCCATACAGTTTATGATAGGAAGTTGTCCTCTAAAGTCCTGACAGCAAATGGATACCCAACCATCCCAACGGAAGACCATTTCCCGAAATATTCTGGTACAAGTTCGGTGTACCATGGCTTTACTCGGTGGCATTCCTGCGCCACAATGATTCGTTAGCTTACGACTGACAGAAACTTCTGACAGATCAATGGCAGGATTGATGAGAAGCCGTTTTTTCTTAGGGGATTTACTTGCATATAGAGGTACACCCTTATTCATCTGTACAAATTCTACATGTACGCCGGTATCATCTTCATAGCCCTCGAGGAGTTTCTTTATGTCCTCGTGGTCAAAATGACTGTCTACGTATTCGTCCAAAGTCACGTCATTGATACCTGCATCAAACATTTTGCAGATGTTGGACAGATCTTTATTGATGGAATAACCATTTGTGAGTATCTGTATCCATGCCTTGGGCATCAGCTTTCTCATCAACTTGATGCATGAGTAGAATTGTGGATGTAAGGTAGGTTCGCCATGACCAGCAATAAGGATACGAGGGTTATATCCGCTCTCAGCAATAAGCTGACACTGTTTCTTAAGGACAGGTTTTGTGATATAATCAATTTTGTGTTTGAACCCGCTGGTCCCACAGAATTGACAACGACGGTTACAACCTTGGACAAGTTCAATCTGAACTGTGTTTGGCTTATAAAATGCTTTATTTCTCAAAGCTTATCTCCTTTATGTGATGGGGGAGCTTGTGCTCCCCCTTAGAATGGTAAATACTGAGGTGGGAAGTCTTTTATGCAGACTGAAGTTCAGTCATCGTCTTCTTCCCAATCATCTTCGTCGTCCTTCTTGGACTTTTTGGAGGCCTTGGTTGCCTTTTTAACAGGGGCTTTCTTAGAGGACTTCTTGGACTTGGGAGCGGGTTCTTCTTCCTCCTCGTCGTCCTCATCCTCGTCCTCATCCTCATCATCCTCGTCGTCCTCTTCGGGCTCAGGCTGCTTCTTGGGCTTTTTCTTGGCTGCTACCTTTTTGGTGGGCTTGACCTCTTCCTCATCCTCATCGTCATCGATGTCATCATCATCGTCCTCATCGACTTCGTCCTCTTCGTCCAGTTCAGAGAGCTTGAGGTATTGAGAAATCTTGGCACGTTTCTGACCATTGTACTCGTCATGGATGACCTCGATGGCGCAAGCCTTGTTCAGCAGCTTGTCCAGATCGATGGTGAGTTTACCGGTAGCCTTCATGCCAAGGGCTTCGAGGAGCATCTTGAGCTTCCAGAGAGCCTTTTCGCCGAGGGACAGGGTCTCAAAGACCTTGCACCCCTTGCCGGAACCACCAGTGACCTCAAACTGCACCTTGAGGCCGTCATCGCCAGAGCCCTGAATGGTGCATTCCTCGATCTTAACGATCTTGGCGGGGAACTGACCCTCGGGGCAGCGGGTGAAGCTCTCAACACCGGTCATGTCGACTTTAAGTTTTCTGCTCATTGTAATACCTCCAAAATTTATTCACCCTGACCGATGACTTCCATAAATTTGTCATAGGTCGGATTGATGATGCGTTTAGGGACTTTGATGCTGGGATCGACCTGGAGCTTAGTCCAGTAGTAGGGGTTCGGACCGATGTCGGCTGCATACTTGACAACTTCCTTGGTCTCGTTGCCCTTGGTGACTTCCTTGATGATCTTGGTAGTATGGATACCATAGTTCGCCATACCCTCAAGATAGGTACGAGCGCCCTTAGAGACCGAAGGACGGATATCAGGTGTGATCTCATCCTCCATACCTTCGATAGTGTCCATACTCTCGTGGCAAGTTGCCACAACGATGTGCTTCTTGGCAAGACGCTGGAGTGCCTTAATCAGCTCCTCCTGCTCAGTCTTCAGGTCGCCCCAAAGCTGCTGAGTCATCTTCTTACCCTTGGTAGTTACCTTTTGCTGCACCCATTCGTTAACGACCATGGAGAAGGTATCAACGACAATGGTCGCGTACTTCTTGTCCTTCTTCAGCTCCTCACAGAGAGTCTTGAACTGCTCAATGTTCTCAATAGAGATAGCCTTAATACCCTCGACCCGGGCGATGGTATTGGAGCCATCGTCACCAATCTGGATGTACAGAAGGGGCTTAGGGAACGTGGATGCAACATAGGTCTTACCACTATTGGATTTGCCATACAATACCCAGAAATTACGCTGACCGAGCTCCTGGATATCGACGGCAGAATCAAGAATTCCCATGTGGTTACTCCTTTTCTACAAAGTCTTTTGCTATGACGTACTCAGTGTCTCCACCAGTCATTTCTGCGTAGCAGATATCATGGTAGGAACACCAAGAACAGTTCTTGGTAACATTCCTGGTCTTGTTGTCTCTGCCAGACCGAATGATTTGCTGTGCTGTAAACAGATAGCCATCCCAAATGATGTCGACCATCTTAGGGTCAATATCGAGCTCCACCTGGAAAAAGAACTCTGGGATGTTGTCTCTGTATCTCTCTCCTTTTTGAATTATCTCCGGGTCAATGATGTCTCTGCGCTTGCAAGCTCGTTTCCAGCTCATAGGGGTGATCTTACTGGAGGAAGCCTCACTAAACCGCCCTGTCTTTTCAAGCCAGATAGGTTCAGCAGCTGGAGTGGACTTGATATAGTCCCATTTTACTCTATCAGGTAAAATACCCTTCAAAAATTGAACTGCTTTTGCATACAAGCACTTCTGTGTATTCATGATGAGAATGTCCATTGATGGCTTATTGGAGAACGTCTTGTGCTCACCAACGGTAATGGACTTCACTCCATGGTGCTTGAGCAAATACAGCTCATCGATCTTACCTACAAAGACGATCGGCTCACCTCTGTAGTTACCGACCTCAATCTCAAAGGGCTTCTCAGTGATCTGAGGCTGTCTTACACCCTTGTAGACCTTTCTGTAGTCCTTAAAGATATTGAACAGATCCTCAACATAATCCTCACCGAGGATACTCTGCTGAGAAGGTGGTAACTCATAGTAAGTGTCCTTGATGTCCCGTCTTGCCTCTTTAAGAGCTTCAGGGTCGTTGCGTAACTCTAACAGCTTGTGGAAGTCAGTGCCAAAGTACAGGGGTCTTTCTGGTGCTCTCTTCTCAAGTCGTCTGACGTAACGTAGCCAGTGCTGATAAGGGCAGTTAAGGTAAGTAACTTGCCTTGAGTAGCTGATGAATATGTTGTCTCACGCTCCTTTCCTGTATTCTGCCTACCAGAATTGCACTGGAGCGTTGGAGGGAGAAGGAACCAACGAGCTGATGATTACGGCTTCAGCTTATATACGTGAGGAGATGTCTTGTTACCCACACACAAGACAGTGTGATCAACCTTGGATACGTGTCAATTGATCTGGAGGCTTTTTCCTACGCGCTGCGTCTACTTCAGGTGTGCACACCGTCACGTCTTCACGCGCTCCTCTTTGGGTAGCTCTTGCTAAGCATCTGCTACCAGTTCATGCCTGACTCTGCATTTACACGGGCTTGTCACCGTTCAAGCAAGGTACACTTTTGAGTGGTGTACACCGAGTTACTCGCCAGTAAAGGCTTTCCCACCAGTCCTGAGCTGCATTAGGGAGGGGGCTATTGCCCCCGCCGCTGGTTTACTCGTCGTCCTCGTCGACTTCCTCGAAGTCATCATCGTCGTCATCTTCGACCTTCTTGGACTTCTTGACGGGCTTCTTCGCAGGCTTCTTGGACTTCTTGACGGGCTTGACTTCCTCATCCTCGTCCTCATCCTCATCCTCGTCTTCGACTTCCTCCGGCTCCGGCTTGACCTTCTTGGGAGCAGCCTTGGCAGCCTTCTTACCCTTCTTCTTACTGACGGGGGCATGACCCTCGTAGCTGCCGTCGTCCTCCATGACGCTGTTGGCGAACTTCTCCTTGCCCTCTTCGACGTTGATCTGCTTGGCGGTCTTGCGGTCGAAGATCATCTCGTCGCCGTTCTTCTTGAGAACAGTGATGGTCTTCTTATCGGCCTTGGCGACCTCAGACACGCACAGCTTGATACCGGTAAAACCCTTGACGATGACCTTATCGCCCTTCTTGAGATTCAGCATTTTGTTACACTCCTTAAAAAAGATTTTATTGTGGAAGCGGCTCACCGCTCCTGCTTACATCATGAAGTATATATTATCCTCCTGGAAAAAGCAAGCATTATTTTTCAGGATTTTGGATTATTTTTGTTGAGATTCACAAGAATCCCTTGTCCAATCTTGGTTTTTCTACAGTTTTCGAAATTTTAGCGAGTTCCCCATTGCTCTGCCATGGCTTTAGCAATACCGGGGAAAGTCTTTGCGCGGTTTTTCGCTCTATCCGTGGTAAACATGCCTTTGTGCTGTTCTCCATGTTTATGGCTATAACTTCCGCTTGGACACCATGTTGCCACAGGTTCTACAATATCAGTTGGTTGTAGCTTCGGCAGACCCTTTAACCACAGACAGGTTTTCTTACTGTAAGGATGCCCATATTCATAGGGTTGAACTATCTGTGTGTATTTTGGCATAGCAAATACCTTACTCGGTATCGGGTTTTCAACAGCAATCATTGAGATATCTGCAAGCCAGAACCGCATAAAAAAGTCTCGTGCTTGAATCCCAAGTATCACCCTATCAGCTTGTAACTGATGTCCTTTCCAAAGATGACGCGCGCCCGCATTGCTTAGATATGTACATGGTGGATGTGCGATAAGCAGATCCCACTTCCCAATTCTATGAGATTTACCGTCCATTGTAGTGATAATTCCACCATTAAGGGCTTTTAAGGCATCTCCTAAGATATGCCATTCAGGGTGACCACCTGATGGCTTTTGTATATCACAAGAATAAGCTTTGTGTCCAAGTTTACGAAATGCTTTACATACTTCTTGTGATTCTTCACAGGCTATCAATACTTTCATGTTATCCTCCTTAATGAGTTCCCCAAGGACCCCAGCCGATATCCACATCCAAGGGCACTCTAAGCTCAACGCCAAAGTCATCCAAAACCTGAGGATGCTTCATAACCCTGCGAATGGTCTCATCCACAAAGTCCTTGTCCTCAACTCGGCACTCACCAATGATGGAGTCATGTACGGTAGCACCGATCCATGCCACACCTTTGAGCTCCTTATTGATCTGGGTCACAGCAGAGATCAGTAGATCAGACCCTGAACCCTGAACTGGAGTATTGATAGCACGGCGAGCTGCACTTGCCCGTTCCCACTTGTTTATGGAATAGATGAGAGGGAGCTTGCGGAAACGACCAAACATATTCGCCACGCCGCCCTGCATTTCGCAGAGATCCTCCTGTTCCTTATGCCAAGGTAACAGCCGAGCATACTTTGCAAAGAACAGGTCACGGATGTGCTCAGCCTCTCGCTGAGTAAAGACTTGACCATAGCTGTCCAGAGCGTACTTGACGAACTTCTTCGCTTGCATACCATACAGAAAACCGAAGTTCACGGCCTTGGCTTTCCCTCTCTCTTCCTTAGTAGGAGCACGACCATTCGTAAAGAGCTTGGCTGTCTCGGTATGGATGTCACCATTGTTGTGGTAAATGTCCAGCATGGTCTTCTCGTTGGCATAGTGAGCAGCAATGCGCAACTCCAACTGAGAGTAGTCTGCCTCAAAGAGAATCATGCCTGGAGCGCCCGCAAACAGACCTCTGATGTCCTTGGTTCTTGGTACTTGTTGGAGGTTGGGATTATTACAACTCGTGCGACCTGAAACCACGTTGGTGAGGTTGAAGCTCGGGTGGATGCGGCTCTCATAACAGTCGTCCTCCCAGCGATTGAGGAACATTTTGTTACGAGTAGCAGCGTCTTTGTATTCAAGCAGCAGCTTCGGGATTTCATACCCCTGCATAGAGAGCTCCTTGAGGACGTCAGCAGCAATGGAGGGAGCTCCCTTGGCTGTACGGTTGATGATGGGCATTTTCTCCTGCTCATAGAACACTTCTGCCACCTGTGCAGAGCTGTTCCAGTTAATCTTTGCATGTGTGTTGAGCTCTGCGAGCAGCTTCTTCTCCTGAGAGTTGTACTTTTTACGTACAGACCGTAAAGCATCGAGGTCAATGTAGAGGCCGTTACGCTCAATGTCTCTGTATGCCCTATAAGCGGGTCTGAGCAGCTCTCGGTAGAGCTTCATCTGCCTGGAGCTCATGTTGCAGCACAGATATTGATAAAGTTGCCATGTATACTTGACGTCGCACTTCAGATAGGGAACGATGGTGTCCTTATCACCGCTGAGCTTTTCCTTCTTCTTTATGTCCCAGTCGGGTACACCGAGATAGGACTTAGCCATGGCTTTAAGACCATGTTCAGCAACCAGATCGTACGCTGTACCCATCAGCATCGTATCTTCATGGATGGGTATTTTGAGGCCAAGATGGTGCTCAATAAAGAGGGTATCGAATTTACCATTCTGGAATACAGTCTTGGCCTTGGCTTCCCGGACGTGCTTCATTACATTGCGAAACTTGCGCATATCAGCCTCACTGGAACCATCATAAATGAGAATCTTAGACAGATCGTCATCGACAGTTTTGGCAAGCCCGACTCCAATCCATGTGATATGGTCTTTGTACCGGTTAAGGCCAGTAGTTTCAATGTCAATCGTGGCGAACTGGTAGCTCATGTTTATTCCTCCTTATACGTCCCGTCAGGATTAAAGAGCTCATCATACCATGCTTCCAGATCCACACCGATGTCCTTGAGTTTCTGTCGCTCAGGGTAGGTGTCCTCCATCTCGTAGAACTCCCGCATGGCCTTGTGCTCTTCAAAGACATCCTTGTAGAACTGGTATAGGCGTTTAGCTCCCCAGCCGTGCCGAATATGCAGTGCCCACAGATACATAGCATCCATGTCAAGAGTCAAACCTTTGCTTGCCTCAATACAGCGCTTATTGATCTCTTCTTTAAGGACAGTCCTGGCAACACCGGACAGCATGGACTTCTTCATGTCAGAGGGCTTCATACTGTACACAGGCTCAGCTTTCGGGAGCTTGCCTTGACGCTCTAATGCCCTGCGCTCTCGTCTGTTCATAAACCAAATCCGCCTCCCTTCTTAGAATGTCTGGGACAGGAATCATACTCATGGTGCATAACTGTACCACACTGTCCCCAGATTTTACCAGTCGTGACTCGAGTATTGAAGCTTCTACAAGTCTTACAGATACCCTGACTGAAGCAGCCCTCCATACCGAGCTTGGACTCAAGGCTGTCAACTACGTTGACCATGTCAGACCATGACAGCCGAATCTCGTTCTTCTTGCCTTTTGCCATCACAAGACCGCCGTCAGGCTTTTCCTTAGCCTTTTGCCGGAGCAGATGCTTTATAGCTCTCAGTGTGAGCTCCAGCTCACTGATTGTCTTACCCTTGTCTTCATTCAAGGATGTCATAGAATCCCTCATCTCCATCTCCACAGAAGAACTCAGGGTCACGGGGCTTCTTGTCAAGCTCACAAGCGTGAATGATCATTGCCTTTATGACGCCTTTCTTCCTGTACTTCTTGTAGTGTTTACACTTCTTGCAACGGACTATCTTAGACACATCATCCGTGGTAAAGGACGGGTATACCCAGTTAGACAAGAGGGTAAACTGCTGGATTACCTCGTCAAGGGTAACACGCTCACCATTCCTGTTCTTATAGGTTTTCCCAGGATTCTCCTTTAGCTGTTTCTTCATCAGGTGAATAACGAGCTCATACATATCATGTATTGTCATGGAATGTCCTTTCTAACAGGGTCTTGATGGGAATAATTTCTCTCTGGCCAAGATGGTAAAGCTCCACAGATGTACCCTGCGTAGTTTCAATCTCTTTAATCAGGTGACCTCTATTATTGACCACGATCCCTTCCTTGCAAATAAGGTACTTACCCTCAAATCCTGGGATGGGCTGCATACTAACTTCTCTATACACCATAGGGATCACCGTCCTTTAAGTCCAAGTCCTGCCCAGAGGTAGTCTCTGGTTTTACTATCACGTATTTCTCTAAATCCTTGAGCGCGTATGTTACGCATAAAGGCGTGCTTCTTGTGAGACTCTCGACCGGTGTCAATACAGAACCGGCAGTAAGACTCATACAAGGCGTTCTTCTCGACGGTGAGGTCACTGTCCATTTCACAGTGCTTAGCGAGGAATGCGTGGATGCTATCACTATCCTGACGGAGGGACTCCACGTACTTGTCGCTCAGGCTGGTACGAGGAATCTCCTTGACTGGTAACAGGGACAACAGGTACGGAATGACCTCGGACACACCCTCTTCGCTACACAGGTCATTTACGTAGTCATTATTCAGAAACAGCTCTGTATTCATAAATAGGATTCTCATGCGTTTATAGAATGCGTTGGACTTTTCCTCCAGCTGGAGCGGTAGCTGGTTGAAGGAGAAGATGAGCTTGCAAAAAGGTACAAAGAAGAATGGTTCTTTTCCTTTGCGCTCATGCATAATCTGGTCACCACCGGTGATCTTCTTCAGGTTCTCAATAGAGGACAGAGGCAAGGACGAGTTATCTGCACAGGAGTTTAGCAGCCGGTTATAGAGCTGCGCCGGATAGAACCTCATATTGAGCTCATGCATACTCAGGGAGGAAACATTCTGTCTTCCTACAAGGGTCTCAAAGAAACGAATCAGGACTGACTTACCTGTATTTGACTGACCGCAGAGAATCATGAATGTCTTAAGACCGTAGTCAAGGGTCATACAATATGCCATGTACTTGAGGAGCATCTTGATGTCCTCGGTAGGGAGTTTAGTTTTCTTAAAGAAGTCATAGAGCCGAGTCTGCTTAAAAGGCACATACTCGCCGACTTCATGAGGGATCTGCAGAGTCTGGAGGTACTTACTGTCATGAGGCAGCAGCTTATGAGCCTCGATATCCCAAACTCCGTTCTGGAAATTGATAAGGTTTTTGTCCTGGTTTAGCTGACTGGGAAGCCGCTGCAATCGCACGTCGTCACAGATAAGGCGGTAGGCCTCCATGATTCTTGTCTGCGTGATGAGGTGATCTACGACAATCATGTCCTTAATGGCATTACGCACATAGCTGCTCGCTTCGGCGTAAATGCCCTCTCTGTAGAGGTAGCACTCACCCCCCAGAACAAAGATGTCACCACGATTGACAAAGTAGTCACAGATAGCACGGTAGTTAATACTGTTGGGGACGCCTTTGCTGTTGTAGATAAGGTAGGGATTATCAAATTCATGAGCTGCCTCATAGCGTTTGGTATTCTCAATAATCTTCTCAAGCTCAGAGTCAACCATAGGCTCACTGAAGATAATGTCATTGATAGCATGAGCCATCTCATCAATCTGCTGGTCAGAAGCCCCCCTATTCTTGTAGGCCATGAGGTGAGCAAAGAGGGTAGCATTGCGCCCGTCACCGTCCTTAAGACCAAGAAGAGTCTCCTTACGATTGACCATAGGAGTCCACTCGGGGGGCAGCTCTGCTATCTCTCTGCACTTGTTAAAAGAACGATTCTCAGACCCGAACGGAAGGATTACATAGCCCTTGTTGGCACAACGGAAGTCACACTTAAGACCACAGGGGAGAATCATGCCGACCTTCTGAGGATAGTCCTTGTCACATTTGAAATACAAGTGCAGACCCTTCGGTGTTTTAGCCATGAGGGTCTTCAGACCAAGGCGTTTTATCATCTTGAGAGCTTGAGCCTTACCCTCATCGATATCGACGATTATGTACCCTGTCCTGACCCACCAGCCGATCTGTCCACCAGAGAAGATGTGAGCATCAGCAGCAGCCTGATTCACGATGGCAGTATCAAGGCGCTTCTTGCCCATGCAGCGGACGTAACTATCTTGACCTACAAGGGCATCGAACTCACTCAGTTTCATGTATCAGTTCTCCTTCTTAACGAATCTACAGCCGGGATCTTTCACACACTCAGCGCAAGCACCGCCCTCTTTGAGCTGCTTGTAGTCACCGTTGTGAACACAGCCTACACACGGGGTAGCTTTCGCGTAACGATCAAAGTTATGGCAGTCTCCACAAGGGAAGATATGGTCAGGGATGTTTGCAAACACACAAGACTGACACTTGTAGTTTTCAATGGAAGTCTGCCCGGGAACTTCTCTGTCAATGGTGGTCTGCTCCATGCTGGAGGATGTGTTCATCCAGTGCTCAAGGCGGCTCACCTTGCCATTGATGCGCTGCTGGAGATCATAGGGCTTGATGTCGAAAATGTTGATCACATGATCAAGGACAATGAGGACGTCAGCGACCTCGTCCAGTGCCTTGGTGTACAAATCATTATGAGCTTTCTCACGGTCAGCGTAACGGGGGTATTTAGCACATACAGCTGCAAGCTCAGTCAATTCTTCGCAAGAGACCAGAATCTGGTTGGTTTCACCATAGGTGTCACGGGCTTTCTTGAGAATCTGAAGATGTGTGCTGGTAAGATATTTTGTGTGACTCATATAGGCCTCCTTAACGGTCAGAGTTGTCGTCCATCCAGTCAGTGATGTGACGTACTTTTACATAGTTGATGCGGAAAATATGTTCGGCCATGATGGAGATCTCGGCTGTACCACCATAAATGACCTCAGCTACTCCAGCAGCACAAAGAGCTCGGGCACAAGCCTCACAGGGGTAACGGGTCACATAGACCGTAGAGCCAAACACCCTCACGCCGTTACGAGCTGCCATAGCTAAAGCATCGATCTCACTATGCAGAGCCATGCAATCAGCCGGTCCACGGTGAGCTTTACTGTCATTCCCATGGATCTGCTTACGCCAACATCCCATGAGCTTACAGTTCTGCGGAAGAGTACGATTTGCGCCCATACTGGCAGTAGTTTCAGTACCGTTGACTCCCTTGGTAATGACACACCCTACTGAGACTTTTTGGCAGCCTGAGTGAGCGATAGCGTACTTGTATGCCATATCAAGCCATTGTTTATCAGTATTCATAGTTAGTCCTCCATGATGAATTTGATTGCTTTCCAGTTAAACTTGATAGATTCCACGCCTGATCGAGTCTTGGCGATCTTGATAAGGGTAGGATCCTTACAGGCCAGCACGAACTGAGCTACTCTCTTGTGCTGCTTCTGCTGGATAGAGTCAAGCTCTGATGCATTGCAACCACCTGTCCCCGCGCCCATGGCTGGACAGTCATACTGGATTGCATTGGTTTTAACACATTCTAATCCCTTCTGGTAGCATTCCAACTGAAGGAAGAGATCCTCATTGCCTACAAGGTCGTTACTCTGGTAATTCAAACCAGCCTTGTGGATGGCCTTGACATTGATCCCCACAGCCTGTTGGAGCTGGGATCTGCGGAGGATAGGGATCTCATCCTCGGTAAGAGACCAGCTAAAGGGACGGTAACTTGCACCCAGCATAGCTTCGTCAGTCCAGATTGCCTCCCAGCACAGCAGCACCTTGCGCCAGTCCTCCACATGACCGATGACATTGCCGGAGGCCTTGACCTTCCCGGACTTAGGGTCAACCATAGACAGGTCAAGTCGGGTAACATCATCGTCGAGCATGATGATCTTGTCGAAGCCCTTGTGTACTGCATAGTTGAACATGACTCTACGAGTCTCACCTATATTAGACACATTGGAAATGAGGACAAGGGTGGTGTTTGGTCTGGCCTTGATCCAGGAGTAGGCTTCCTTTTCCTCCTTGCGGACAAAGACGTACAGAGGGAACTTCTGGTTCATACTACGTCGAAGGAATTTGGCATCAGGTCGTCTGTAGGACGGTACAAATACAGGAATCATAAATCCTCCTCACTGGGAACGTACTTCTTGCGGGGACGCCCTGTACCGTTCATCAGTTTTAGGTACTTGGACAGCTCACACATACAGTTCTCCAGGCTCATGATGTTCATGTAACGGTCTTCCTCAGGGAGATCCCAGAAGAGGGTCTTTGGGTCAAAGTCCTTACCAAGGTGCTTAGCAAAAAGGTCTTCAAGGTTGTCTCTCAGCCAGAATAGACACTCCTCATAGTTGAGATGATCCCTATTGGTAAACAGGTAGTTAATACCACGCTTGCAGCCGATACCAGCTACCGTGAACTCATTCTCCGAATAAGGAAAATCCTCTATGTAGGTAAAGTCCACAAAGATCTGGTAGGCCAAGAATCGACCAATGCCATTATAGGCGACGATCTGCTCATAAGCCTCACTCTGATCATCACAGAAGGACAACCTACCTGCAAAGTTTTGCTCAGTAAGGTGCTTCATAAACCAGAGAGGACGCATTTCTGCAATGTCCCCGCCCAGATCCTCTGGAACATACTGACTGAAAACGCGCTTCATACCAGAGGTCAGAAATGCACCTGTAAAGAAGACTCGTTTAGGATCCTCGTCCAAAGCATCCTGCCAGACGCCGTCGTAATTCTCAGGGTCAAAGCTGCCATCAGAAAACTTTATAGGTAAGTCAAGTAGTTCTGCAGTCTGGTGCTTGTTATACAGTCGGAATAGGACACAGTTATAGATCTTGTCCGTATAGGACAGCTTTTTATTGGAGGTAATGTGCTCGATGAGCCATTTGGTTTCTCTGTCGTGCTCACGCCGGACGTTAGTGAACCTGTACTCTGCGAGGATGGTATCAGACGTCCACGGTGCAGACAGCTTGAGCACATCCTTGCGAAGATGGATCTGGTAACGACGCTGGATGTAATTATACAGGATTCTTAGGTTGGTGTTGTTGACCGTAGGATTAGCCCCATGGATCTTGAACTGGTTTACACCGCAGTAGGGGGTATCGTTCAACTTGATCTTCATAAAGCCTCCTTAGTCTTAAAGAACTTGTGATTGCCGATGGTCATTACATGAATGAGGTCAGTCTCATGCCAGTGAGAGTACTTGCCTCCAACCGTAGAGTAAAAATATTCAATAGGTTCGGAGGTGATTCTTTCTCCCAGGATGAAGACGGCAATACAGGCATCCTCTACATCAGATTTAGCCTTATCATTATTGAGAGGGGAGGCATACCTATTTGGGAGCTTAACAACCTCTTCCGGGGTCATGTTACGGAGCTGCGCCGTGTCCAGGATGCACTGAGCCACAGCCATCTGACCGTCATAGGGCTCGCCCCAGCACTCCTGAGCTACCACTCCCAGCACATAGTCCCAGTCCCAACCGAGATCGGGGATGGTAGCAGGCTGGTCATACACAGAGTTATTGAATACGAGGGACTCTTCGATGATGGTCTCATCCTCGAGGACGTCAGTTTGCTCGGCGGGGTACATAAGTTCCTGTTGGAGCTCCCGTGTCTCCTGAAGGACTTCAGAGGACGTCTGAAGGACTTCCTCAACTTCCTGCTGAAGGGTCTGGAACTGCGCACTGATCGTTAGGTAGCAGCCAACAATGAAGCCCAGTAGACCAGCAGTAATGATGAGGATCAGGTTGGTAATGCTGCGCATACGCTTGTTAATGTAGCGGACACTGTCCGGATGATAATAGTAAGACATCATACATTCGCCTCCATAACCTTGGCGGCATACATATCCGCCGTATGTGTCCAGAGGACATTCGGGAACTGCTTGATGATTTTACCATAGGCTTCCCAGTCTGCTGTTTCAAAGGCTCCCATGTGATAGCGGATACAGGCCTCCTCCTCAGGGGTAAGCATCATGACCTCTTTGAGCTTGAGTACAGAGTCAGCTCCATGCCCGCCGTATGTTTTGTACTCAGGGTTCTTGATGTATAACTCTTGCTCACCAGTGTCAGGATCGACGCCACGTCCAGGAGCGTACAGACCAATCTTGGTAACATCATGCAGCACACCAATGATCATCGGACTCTCAGGTCTACTCCATGGTGAGGTGACTCCAGCCAAGGTCATGTGTACGAGCTGCCATGCCACATTCATGCTGTGCTCAAAGAGGCCACCCTCGTAAGCGGCATGGTACTTACGGGATGCAGGCGCTCTAAAGAAGTCTGTAGAGCACAGCCAGTAATAGGGGAACGTCTGAACGGGGACATGGGACTTTTCCAACAGCTCCAGGAGGAAGTCTTTCCGCTCCTGTTCGGTCTTAAGATCGTAAAGCATACGAAAATCTCCTTTCTCAGTATGATTCAAATTATGCTCCAAAGATCCGGAAATGTAAAATCCGGAATTCTTTGATTCTGTTCCGATTTTCTACAGGATGCTCGGGGTGCTCCTTGCTGGGAGCTACCCCTATCGCACCTTTTCGTAATTTTTCAGTTCTTTTCCTTCAGGCTGCGCTTGCCCATGGCCGAGCGACCATCAGTCTTGCCCTGTCTGTAAGCATCCTGGAACTTAGGATTCCAACTGCTACCCTTGCTATGATACTTGCCGAGGTTGGGGAACTTCTTGGAGAACTCAGTCTTGACATCCTCAGGAACCACAATAGCGAGTGCCACAGTCTGAGCATCAATGGATTCCTTCAGACCCTCAATGAAGCCCTTGGCATAGCCATTGTAGATATCAGATGCACCGGCAACGGCGGTGGACGTCAGACCCTGAGCTTTACAGGCGCGATTCATTCCACGCTCCATTGTCCGGTGAATGAATTCCATGCACTCCTTAGCGGCCTTGGAGTTGTCCTCACGACCGAAGAACATGATCTTTCGGTTTGCCGAGATAATGGCTTTGCAAGCGAATGCGTTAGCTATAATGACCTGGAGCTGATTGTCACGGGGATTTGCCTTTACCTTAGTGATCTCCAAAGAGTACTTAATTTTCTCTTCCTGACCAAGGGACTCCATGTCCACATTGTACTGAGCCATCAGAGCCTGAGCCTTGAGCAGAGCAGCCTGAGCCTCTTCCTCGTTGGGATTATTGCCAGCCAGATTGAGGAGTTTCTGGATCTTGTCAGCGATCTTGTTCATGTCAGTCATTGTAGTGTCCTCCTTAGAATACAGTGGGATAGCCGAGGGTCATCCCGAGCTTGTTGGCGAATTTTGGATTCTTTGCGTTGACCTGAGTATCGGTCTTCTTGTCGAAGGTAAGGAACTTGTTGGACTTGGTCCAGAAGCTGATGGTCTCAGCTGTTTCCTCTTCGACCTTGTAGAAGCCAAGATCCATGCCCGTGAACGCCTTGAGCTGAACGACCATGTTGGCCTCGTCCCATTTGGTGTACCAGCGCTTGAGGGTGCTGGGAGAAACGAACTTGTCCTCTGCGTGACCGAGGCGAACGAGGTTAACCTTGCTGCCCATGGTGAGCATTTCGTTGAGCGCGTACAGGTTTCCAGTACGCTTATCCTTATAGATGGTAATCATATCATATCCTCCTTGTCATCAGTTGGCTAAACGACCCATTAAATTATAGAGCATTTCGTGATCAGACCAAGAAATCTTGCCAAGTCCAAAAGAGTTATCAATCATACCATAAATCTCATCTGCAGGAGCACCCTCAGAAATGGCTTTGACTATTTGTTTGAACGACATATTCGTATCCTCCTTGAAATGGTGTGTTGCTTAACTTGTGAACACATCATACTCCATATTTCTACAAGTGTAAAGTCGAAGTTTTGTAAGAAATAGTTAGGATTCTACAAGAAAATATGATTTTTCGTCCTCTTATAGGTAGCACAAGTTTGGAAAACACTGGATTTTACAGAAAAATCACAAGTTTTGAAAATTTTCAAAGAAAATGCTCCCCAAGGTTTCCCTCAGGGAGCAGCTCCTTATTCTTTCAGTTATTCTCCTTCGGCTCGCCTAAGCTGCAAAAATGCGTTCTTGTGTCCGCTTGAAATGGCAAAAACACAAAGTTTGTCTTTGGACAAAATGCATATAAATCTTCTTGGTTCCATACATGTAGATACTTGCAGTTCTTTCACCGCGTCACGACCTCCGGAAAGGCATTGCTGTCTCTCAGTCTTTTCGCCACAAAGGTTGCCCCGCAATTCTCAGCAAAGGCAGCGGCAGTATCGCCGTCAATTAGCCGCATCGGTGTCGCCTCCGTCCATCTTCGCGCCGCAATGGCAATACGGCTGTCGTCTACTCTCTACTCTGCCGCAACGTGAGCATCGGTAATATCGTTCCGGCATGATGTGGTCACCGTCCAAGAATGAGACCCACCGCGCGTGCACCACCGGGGCAACGTCAGCCGCGGGGATGTCGGCAATCTCGCTTGCAATGCAAATCACTAATCCGGTATGCCTACCCCACACAACTCCGTTCGTAAGTCCATACTTTTCAACAGCCTTTACAGCCGCTTCCCGCTTGATGTATTCAGCCATTGTCAGCCCTCCTGTTCCATGCCTCGATCACCGTTTCTACGGCGTTGCTTTCGTAGTCCTCATCGGACGTGACATGGCTAAGGACACAATGGGTTCCTACAAGAGGACAACCGTCGCAACTCTTGTATGAGATGCACATTCTTTTTCGTTCTTTCAAAAATTCTAAAGCGTTCATTCGTATCTATCCTTCTTGATTTTTGGTTAGTCACATATTCACAATCAGGCGCACTTTGCTACCGCAAAATGGACATAGTTTTAGGTCATTCATCCTTCGACTCACCGTAGCTGCATAATGTCCACCAGATTCTTTCGGGGGTGGTCATTTAAGAAGTCCCTCCTCAGAGTCATCTTTATGCACCTGCACAATGGCCTCCACCTGTCCAATGTCCAGATAGATCGGGATACCAGCAACAGCACCCTCATACTTGAATGAGCTCAACTCTCCAGTGATGCTGTTGTACTTACAAACACCCTTTTCGGCACGGATGTCAAAGCTCTGCCCTGACTTTAAGAATACTCGTAAAGTGATCAAAATGATTCCTCCTTCTTCAAAATGCCCTGAATGGACTCCAGTCGTCTATCAATTTCTGTTATGAAATAGGTAGTGCGAATATTAGTGAATTTTGCAGCTTGGGCTTCAGTGCATACAACTCTTGCATCATTGAGCTGAGCAAGGACGGCGTTGTAGTCGTCCTCTGAAAGGACTATCACCTTAGTCACAGCTCTTTTCCTCCATCCGGATCCGGCGCTCAAGCTCATACTTGAGACCATACAAGAAGTCACCATTGACGATACTGCCAGACTTGTCACGGAAGACATTGCCGAACACCTTGTAAATATCTACATAGGATCCTCGGTTCAGAGTGGTCTGGATAAAGGTTCTGATACAGCGCTCGACCCTGCTGATTGTGGTGCTGTACTGAATTGAGATGGCAGGGTACAGCTCTGTGGTGATGCCGAGTCTGCGCGAGGAGTTATACAGGAGCTTCACACCATAGGTAACATAGTCGAAGCCATTCATGTTGATAGGACATCCTAAGTCCTTGAGAATACTGTGAATGTGGTTGGTGAGTTCTAAATCTGTCATGGTTATTCTCCTTTACAGTGTTATTAGTCTTTATTGTTACGATCGATGATGGTTGTTGGCTGACTGGCCGACAGTACGACCGTGCCGTTGGTCATAATGACGACAGATCTGGTGCGACGACCATAGGTGGCATCAATGATTTTGTTATTATCCTTGGCGTCCTGCACAAGGCGCTTGACTGGAGCCGATTCAGGGCTCACAATAGCAATGACGTGATCAGTGTTGACAAAGTTACCAAGACCAATGTTGAGAGAGTTCATTCTGCGTCCTCCTTATCTGTAGTGAATAAATCTGTACGAGTGATGTAAATGGTGTGGGATCTGATCTCAACATGGAGTGGTAAGTTACCATACTTGATCGAGTTGTACAGTGATGAGAATGCAGAGTGTACACTGATGTACTCCTCCGGATAGAATTCCAGACGTGCTGCTTCCGCTCCTGAGTGGACGAACTCATTCAGCATTGGGAGCAGCTTGTTTTGTGGGCTACTTCTAAGAACCTTTGGTACAGATTTGACTTGGTCTATGGTACAGGGATAGAACTTCATGTTTTGGTCTCCTTTCGGTGATATAGTGTGCGTGGAGTGTGGGGGGTGACGGGTGCGATCCGAAAGTCCTGATTCTCGGGTGGTTTTACAGGACGATTTCGTCAGCGGAGGGGGTGGGGTAGGTGTGGGGGTGGTCAGCGGTAGTGGTGCTTTTTCGTCTTAGAAAACTGACGGAATTTGGACTCCTTTGCGACGGTATATGTACTTGTGAGGAAGAGTGTCTCCGGGTGAGTGGACGCCCTCCACGCGATGAGGGCAGCCTCGTACTCGGTCCATTTAGGACAGGTATGTTTACAGGTCATTGTCCGGTTTGGACAGTCCCGCTGACATGGCTGCGTTGGATGACCCGGAGCGCGAGGCACTATCTCGAAGTGATACATGGCTGCACCCCTCAGAAGTGTGAGTGCTGAGTCATCCAGGGATGGTGAGCAACCTCGTCGTAAAAGACTATGTGACCCTGCTTGAGTGTGGGCGGCACGTCGATAATGCGCTGGTTGCGTGAGCCCCTGAACCTGAGTGAGATGTCGCTCTGGTCGATGTCGAACGAACCATCTACAAGAACGTCGATGAGACTGAGGATCTTGCTGGTAAGGGCAGTGTGGGGATGAGCACCGAGAGTTATGAGATCCTCATAAGAGAAGCCAGTGCACATCCAGATTGTCTTGTCAGGGTAAGTACCCCGTACAAGCTCCAGGAATGGCAGGAGTGAGTGCTGGTTGGACGGCTCAAAGGGTTCACCTCCCAGGACGGTGAGACCATCGATATAGGATGGTGCAAGCATATTCAGGATGTCATCCTGTACCTTGGAAGTGAATGGGCTGCCATACTTGAAGTCCCATGTTTCCGGCTGGAAGCAGCCTCGGCAGTGATTTGTGCATCCTGACACGAACAGGGAGATTCTTACTCCCTCTCCGTTGGAGATGTCACAGTTCTTGATGTTGCCATAGTACATTGTTAGTCCCCCTTAGTGGTTGATGGTGTGGTGACTGGTGGTGTGATTGTGGCGGGAACGAGGAGTGTCCAGCCAGAACAGGAACTTGCACAGAATGTTGACTGCTGCGGATACTCCAATGATGATGAAGATGACCTGTGAGATGGTAAGAGTGGTAATCATTTCGTGGCCTCCCAAGAGCGAGTTTTGTGGTTGTAGACAAGTTTTTCCATACGACTGACAATCTCCTCCAGCTCAGCATCAGTCTCATCGAGCATTCTGTTAGCAGCGCAGCGGATTGACGGACTTGTGATAATGGGGGGAAGAGTAGTTGGAGATGATGTAGCGGCCTCCAGCTGAGCACAGTCACGCAGGTAGATGTGGTACAGGTTGTAGGCGATTCTGCGGTCATTGGAGGAATTCTCGTAGGTGGGGGTGTTGACGATGTCATTGTACTTGCTGCTGAACAGTCTTGCCTTGAGGTTGTAGCTGTTGGTGCTGAATTTGATGGCAGGAGTGGTAGGGGTAGAGTCGGGGGTAGCGGTAGAGCTCTCAGAGGAATCAGTGATAGGAGTGGTAAGCACGCCATCAACGAACTCATACGTAAGGACTTCAGCCGTGTATTCCCAGAACTTGGTATAGCCAATCTTAGAGGGAGAGGTCCAGAATTTGGTAGCCTTGTTAGCAGCAGCCTTGGACTTGTAGCCACAGGTGAGAATGCTGTGCGCGGTAAGTGTAGCAGGAGCATTTAGGGGGTTGACAACACCCTTATGGCCGATGCAGGTCTGATCGACGCCGTAATAGTAGATGTGGACGCAGCCTCTGAACTTTTCGTTGTGGTTGTGCTCAGTGCCGGTGGCAGTGACTTTGATAATGTAACGAACTTCTTTCATGGTGGCCTCCTATATGGTGAAGATGTGGTGTGGTATTGTGGGGTGTGATGTTGTTGGGGTTGAGCTGAGGTTCCCTTTCGCAGCCATGAACCTATCTGTGCAAGCATCTTAGACTCGGTTAGAGGGCATTCTGTTTTATCCTCAGCTCAACCTTGTGAACATATCATACTCTCATTTTTCGGAAAAAGCAAGCCCTTTTTGTAAAAATTTTCGAAATTTTTGGAAAAATTTTCGGTTGGGATGGAAACTCTTAGGGAGAGTAGGATTTTGGTGTGGGGGTGTGGTGAGGTAGGGGAAGTTGGGAATCTTGTTCATTTCCTCATGGAGTAATGGTAAAAAAGGCGCAGCGTAGAAAAATAGGTTCAAAAAAAGTCGGAACGGAGGAGAGTGGAGGTCTTGTGGGGCTTGTGAAATTACAAGGATATTACTCCATGGAGTAATGATAAAAAAGGTGAAAAAGGTGTGGTTTTTATAGAGAATTACAGGCGGGAGAGTCCGACTTTTTTTGCCCCAGATTTTTTAATTAAGGGAAAATGTTATGTTTTACGGCACTTAACTTTTGTTTAATATATTAAATTTTATTCTCTTAATGAAGTAAGAAGGAGTAAAAAAAGTCGTTGTAGATCTTGGGCTCATCTTGGGTGAATCCGACTTTTTTTGCGTTTCCCCATGGAGTAATATACAAGCGCGGGAGGGTGCGTTACAAGATGGTCCGCCTTTTTTATGAGTTCAAAAAAAGGCGGAATCACAAAAAATCCGACTTTTTTTCGCGGAAAAAGTGATCTTGGAACTTGGGAAAATGGGGGTGCAGCGTGGCGGAGTAAAATCGAAAATCGTCGAGGTGGAAAAATCGAAAAGTGACCGATTTTCCGGGTTCGAAAAAATTCCTTTGGGTGGATTTTCGGAGCAATCTTGGGAGCGAAAATGAACTTTTTCAAGATGGAAAATAAAACTGCCCAAACGAAATCATAACTCGGAGGAGTAAAATGAGATTTTTTCGACAAGATGGGGTGAAAATGGACGGAAAATGGGCTTTACTTTTTCGAATACTAATAGTATAATATGTGTGAAAAGTTGAGACAGGTGAATACTTTTAGTATTCAAAACATTTCGGTATTTTAGCTGATGAAGGAGGGTACGTATGCCTAAGAAAAAGCCTCCCAGACCTTGGGAGCAGCCTTATGAGGAAGTTACAATCAGAGTACCAAGACACCCTGTCATTCGGTCAAGATGGATTGATGATAGACATCTTGTAGTTGACTTCAGAGGTATCCGGCTGCCAAGTAAAGTTGGCATGACTCACAATCCCGGTAGAAGAATCTACTTCTACTCTGCAGAAGATTTACAGGCCAGAATTGACGGGTACTTTGACTCTTGTAATGGTCCTATCTTTGACAAGAATGGTACTTTACAGCGGGACAAGCATGGCGAGATTCTTACGGGTCAAGTCGAGCCCTATACCATGTCAGGGTTCGCGTATCACATGGGGATCTCTACAGGTTCAGTCTTGGCATACAGGGACGGTGACATAGACCCCATCTTGGATGAGTTAAGGTGCGACACGGATGATATGCTAACTTTCTCACGCGCATTGACAAGAGCCAAACAAAGGATTGAGGCATACGCTGAGAAGCGCTTGTACGATCGCGACGGTGCGAATGGTGCAAGACACGTTCTGGACTGCGCTTGCGGGTCTAAGTGGGTATCCAGTAAGGAGCTTGCCGAGATCCAGAAGATCCATGCTGAGATTGCCATGAAGCGTGAGGAGTTTGAGCTCAAGAAGAAACTCCTTGAGGATTCTGGTGGTGACGATGAACTCACAATCAACATCGTTCGTGGTAGACGTAAGGACAGTACAGGTAAAGACGAGGAGGGTGGTGATGACAAATGAGGGACGATGCCCTCCGCTTCTGTGAGGTGCAGCTTCGGCGCTGTAAGATCAACCTTGATGCAGCTGAAGCTCGTGGTGACACGCGAGCGGTGAGTAACTTGCAGCGCAAAATCAGCATATACACCTATTTAATAAATATATTGAACGGGGATGACATCAATGGTTGTGGATAAGGAAGTAAATCCTCGCTTTGAGTCATTTATCTGGGACTGGGATTATAGGACTTACCTTCTGGTCGGCGGCTACGGATCCAGTAAATCTTACCACATTGCACTCAAAATCATTCTAAAGTGTCTCCAAGAGAAGAGAAAGGTGCTTGTGGTTAGAGAGGTCTTTGATACAATCCGTGACTCTTGTTATGACCTACTGGTCGAGATCTTGGAAGAGTTTGACCTTGTTGGAACAAGCAAGAATAAAGTACGCTGCTCCGTCTCCCCTATGAAGATCAGGTTCCCTAACGGGTCTGTGATTATCTTCAAGGGTATGGACAAGCCCACAAAGCTCAAGTCCATCAACGGCGTTACAATCGTCTGGTTGGAAGAGTGCTCTGAGATTAAGTATGCAGGCTACAAGGAGCTGCTCGGTCGTCTGCGTCATCCTACGTTATCTCTGCACTTTATTCTGTCCACAAATCCGGTTGGTACAGAGAACTGGGTGTATCAGCACTTCTTTAAACGACTGGACGATGAGGGCAATGAGCACATCACTCTTGATGACAAAGTCCTGTACAAGCGGCGTACGATCGTTAAGAATGGAGTGTATTATCATCACAGTGTGGCTGACGACAACCTGTTCTTACCTCAGTCTTACATAGAGACTCTTGACCAGATGCGAGAGTATGACCCTGACTTGTACAGGATTGCCCGACTTGGCAGATTTGGTCTTAACGGTAAAAGGGTTCTGCCTCAGTTTGAGGTGGCTGCATCTCATAAGGCTGTGATGGCTGCGGTTGCAGTGATCCCAGACAAATTCAAGTTCTGTGGTATGGACTTCGGTTTTGAAGAGAGCTACAATGCTGTGGTCAAAGTTGCCGTAGACGACGTGCAAAAAATCCTTTACATTTACTACGAGTACTACCGCAACCACATGACTGATGACAAGACGGAGAAGGAGCTTAAGAAGGATGGACTTGACAAGGTTCAAATTATCGCCGACTGCGAAGATCCTAAAGCCATTGCATTCTATCGACAGTCGGGGTTTAGAATGCGTGGCTGTCACAAGTATGCAGGGTCACGACTCGCCAACACGAGGAAAGTTAAGCGTTTCCACAAGATTGTCTGCTCTCCTAACTGTCCCAACACGATAAGGGAGCTCAGCACACTGATCTATGCCAAGGACAAGCAGGACAACCTCATCTATGACGAGTTCAATATCGACCCGCATACGTTTTCGGCGATCTGGTACGCTTTGGATACCTATGAGGTCGCAGACGTTAAGTACATCCCGCGCAACAGTAGGAAGGGGGAAATTGCATGAGCAAAGGCAAAAGACTTACCAAAGCCAAGATGGTGAGCATCACGAGGATGCTGTTTATAACTACACAGGTGTCGGCACTTGTGTGGGTATTTATCAGCTATGGGATTGCCGTGTACTCGACGGTCAAGTTACAGCAGGTCTACACCATGGCAGAGCTTTCGGAGCCCGCTATTCATACCATCTTGGGAGTGGGTATTCTTAAAGTTCTTGAAAATATCTTCGAGCACAACAATAGTAAGCTCTTTGGACAGAGTGTAGAGGAAGGGGGTATACAGTATGGATCTGATGAAGAAGCGTCTGGCTAACCTGTGCAGCGTGAAGAGCATTGTGACGATCGCCGCAACCGGCGCGGTGATCTACGGTTTTGTCGTTGACAAGATTACGGGCGAGCAGCTTATGCTGATCTACAGTTCGATCATCGCATTTTATTTTGGCACTCAATCCCAGAAGAATCAGGACATTATCGACAATAAGTAAGAATAAAAAGCTCTGCCATGGACAAAATGGAGGTGACTTACATGGCTACTGAACCCGTTTCTATTGATGTTACAAGACTCTTAAACATTCCCACAGGCCTCATCAAGAATGAGCTTGAGGGTCTGTATGGCTCAGCTGTTCTTAGAGATATGTACGAGATCATCAATCTTTACAGTATCTATGAGACCGGTGCGGAGTTTACCACTGACAGCAATGGAGACTATACTCCAGCTGATCTGAGGTACAAAACGTCCAGAGCGCTGTTGGACAAAGAGGCACGATTCCTGTTCTCCAAATCCCCGGACATCTGGGTTGATGTCAATCTTGGTGATTCCAAGGAAGACAGACAGGCTGCACAGGAGGCCTCTACGATTTACCAGAACCTCGTGGATGAAGTCCTTAAGAAGAACAAGTTCAAGAGTGCACTGCTTCAGGCTGCAAAGGACTGCTTCATCGGTAAACGTGTGGCTATGATGTACAATGTTAACGTAGACACAGGTATTCAAGTGAGTTTCCTGCCGAGCCTGGAGTTTGTGTACGATGTTGATCCAAGTGACTACAACAAGCTCACGAAGATTGTTGCCTTTTACGGTATCAATGATGAGAAGTCCAAGCAAGATCAGCGCATTTATAAGAAGAAGTACTGGCTGGAGAACGACGTGTGCTGGTATTCTGAAGAGGTGTATGATGGCCTCGGCATTCTGGTTGAGACCATTTCTGAGCCGACCAAGACACTGTTTGAGTTCATTCCAGCTTGCGTCATCGTAAATGATGGCCTAAGTGGTGACTTGATCGGCGTGTCTGAGATCGAGCAGCTTGCAAGTTATGAGAGCTGGTACAGTCGTCTTGCCGGTGCAGACATGGATGCTGAGCGCAAGGGCATGAATCCTATCCGTTACACGATCGATGCTTCCCCTGAGAGTACAAAGGACCTCAGTATCGCGGCGGGCGCATTCTGGGACATTGCATCTGACCAGAACAGGGCTTCTGACACGTATGCGCAGGTCGGTGTGCTGGATACTCAGATGAGTTACAGCTCTGCTCTTGCAAGTACTCTTGACCGTATCAAGAACACCATGTATGAGCAGTGCGCCGTTCCTAACGTCAGCCCCGAGGCCATGAAGGGTGTTGTCTCTTCGGGTAAGACTCTTAAGGCTATCTACTGGGATCTGATTGTCCGCTGCGAGGAGAAGATGTTGGTTTGGCGTCCGGCGCTGGAGTTCATGGTACAGTGCATCATTGAGGGTGCTCGTCTATACCCGGAGGCAGCCAAGTTCTATATTGAGGATACCCTGCCTGACGATCAGTACTCTGTCCGTGTGGATAATCAGTATCCGCTTCCTGAAGATGAGGCCGAAGAGAAGCAGACCGACTTGTCTGAAGTTACAGCACAGACTATGTCCAAAAAAGCCTACATGAAGAAATGGCGCAACCTTACCGATGACGAGGCTGACGAAGAGCTGCGTCAGATTGCCTTGGAGCGTCAGATCCTTGAGGACAGCTACACTGGTGACACTGGTGTTGACTTTGGTGAAGAGGACACTACTGGTGCTGAGGGTGAAGAGGGTGACTTCGGTGATGACGACATTGAGGACACTGAGCTCCCGAGTGATGTGTCTGTGGAAAAGGCTCTCAAAGAACTGGAGGAACTGTTAAATGGCGTATGATCCTGTATATCAGCACGAGTACTATATGCGTCATCGCAAGCTCAAAGGTCGCAAGCGCAAAGCACAGACTCAACGGAGCAACATTACACAGAGGGTATCTTCTAAGGGTCTGACAAAGGCTTCTCGCTCCAAGTTGAAGGACTACTACCAGCAGCTCAAGGAAAATCTTGCTGACGCTAAGGCCAACATTGACGAGGCCAAGACTCAGACCATTGACCACATGAATGAGCAGATTCAGAACCAGATCGATTCTATTAAGGCCAAGATCACCAAGGGCATGTCAAAGGAACAGAAACAAGCCCTTCGTGATCAGGTTAAGGAGCTCAGACAGACCAAAAAGGATACCAGAGCCAAGATTGTACAGACTGCAAGGGATATGTACTCCAATGCCCGTAGTGAGACCAACAAGGCATACAACGCCATGGTTGACTATCTCAAGGGCGAGGATGCTAAGACCAAGAAGTCTAAGAAATGAGGTGTGACACATGGCAAAGCTCAACTTGAATACAGCACAACAGGCAAGGGTCAACCTGACTCAAAAGCAGCAAAAGCACATTGCCCAGATCTATAAAAATGCTGCCCTGTCTGTTGGTAGAAAGGCGAGGTCTTTGCCTAACACGCCGTCCTCTCCTCTGTACAAGTCCGAGCTCAACAAGCTCAAAAAGGAACTTAAAACACAACTTACTGCTGCCGAGCAAGCTCTCAAAGGTGAGATTTATGACAACATGGAGTCGGCTGCTCAGGCAGTGGTAAAGGACAACTTACAGTTCCTTGAGAACGTCGGTCTTACTATTGAGGGTGCTTATTACAAAGTCCCGACTGAGATTGTCAAAATGGTGGCAACTGGTCAGCTCTATGAGGGTAAGTGGTCACTGAGCCGTGCCCTCTGGAAAGACCACATGAAGACTCAGTACGACATCAACACGGTAGTTGCTACGGGTATAGCAGCTAACAAGAGCGCCTATGATATTGCTAAAGACTTGGAGAAGTACCTCAAGCCGGATGCGAGAAAGGACTGGGACTGGAACAAAGTCTATCCCGGTACAAGGCGTAAAGTGGACTACTCTGCACAGAGGTTGGCTCGTACTATGGTATCCCATGCCTATCAACAGGCATTTGTTAGGACGACACAGAATAACCCTTTTGTGACGGAATACATCTGGTTGTCTTCTGGCGGTGAGCGGATGTGCGAGATTTGCGCTGATCGTAATGGTCAACACTATCCTAAGGACAAGCTCCCACTTGACCATCCTAATGGAATGTGTACCTTTGAGGCCGTACTCAGTGGGAATATGGTTGACATCTCCAATAGGATTGCTGACTGGGCTTTGGGTAACACCGACTCAGACATAGACAAGTGGCTGGAGAGCATGGGGGTTGATGCAAAGAACCTTCCTGCTGTACAGCGGGCGTCCCAGATGGCTAATACAGTCAACAAGATTCCTTCTGCCGAAGATTGGATTAACATTATCAAACAGGTTGAACTCCAGGATATGCTCGACATTGAGGCAGCTAACTTTGAGAAGTTTACTGGCACAGAAAGAGATGCGCTCAGGATATATACAGGCAGCTCCTACAGACGCTGGAACGGATACCTGAGAGGAACTCGGTCTGATCTTAAGTTTGGAGAAGAATACCTAATAGAGTCTGCAAAGCAAGCACTATCAAAGTCTGCCTTTGAACGTCCTGCCGTCCTTAGACGTGGTACAGACTTTGGTGATCTGGCTGGCCTTATCGGTGCAAAGGATTTTGACCAGACCAAGTGGGAACTTGAAAAGATGTCTGCAAATGAGCTGAACAAGCTGTATGCAAACACTATCGGTGAGTACAAAGGCTTTACGAGCACTTCGTCTATGTGGGACAAAGGCTTTTCTGGTCCGGTTGAAGTTGTGCTCTATGCTCCAGAAGGTACACAGGCCTCGTCCATTATGGGTATTTCTCAGTTCGGCACAGCCGAGGGTGAAACTCTCCTTAATGCTGGCACAAGAGTACGAATCCTAAGGATTGAGGAATCCGATGGACACATGAGCTCTGATATTCGTATGTACTTAGAGATACTTCCACAAAAATAATGCTTGCTTTTTGCAAGAAGATGATATATAATGATTTTATCAATTATAAGGAGGTTACAACATGAGTGCTAAGAAAAGCTCTGACAAGAGCATGAAGCAGCGTATCGCATCTGAGGCTCGGGCTTGCGTGCGTATCACCAACAGGGATCTCGTTTGTAAGGACTGTGGGTACAGGTTCCCTGACAACAAGGTCTTTGGCAATACTGCTCGCTGTAAGAAATTTACCCTGAAGCCGACTAAAGTCTTGGGAGGAGGATCCTGTGATGAATACCTTAAAGTACGATAAAGTCCTTGGAGCTCTGTACGGGTTCGCTATCGGTGACGCCATGGGTGCTACCACTGAGTTCATGACTGCTTCTGCCATCCATGCTCAGTATGGTCAGGTTGATCAGATTATCGGTGGCGGTTGGCTGCACCTTAAAGCTGGAGAGGTCACTGATGATACTCAGATGACCTTGTGTGTAGCTGACGCTATTATGGATAACTGGCCTAACGAGGATGCTGTTATGCAAGGTATCTGCATCAACTTTGAGAACTGGCTCACTACCAAGCCGAAGGACGTGGGTAATACCTGTTTCTGGTCTATTATCCGTAACGAGGGTAAACCTTGGAAGGACTGGTCTTGGAACAACGAGTTCAGTCAGAAGTCCTGTAAGGTTCAAGACCTCGGTAACGGTGGCCTAATGAGATGTCTCGTACCGTGTCTGATGGGTCAGGAGGAGCTGGCTGTCATGCAGTCTCGGCTTACCCACGCCAATGACATCTGTGATTATGCAGTCCGGCAATACTACCACGCTCTATGGACGTGCCTTACCAAACTCGCCCCGAGCAGTACTCTACCACCGCTGACCAAGACTACTCCCACCGGTCACGTGGAAAATACTCTCCGGAATGCCATCTGGTGGAACCGAGGCTGGCTCACATTCCGGGACACCATCATCGCGGCGGTGAATGACGGCGGCGACGCGGACACTATCGCGGCGCTGGCGGGCGGTTTAGCTGGAGCTCGGTGTGGGTATACCCAGATCCCGTCGGAGTGGCTGAGCGTCCTTCAGAGGACGAAGAGAGACCATTTGAAACGGGTGGCCGACTTCATCGTCGAAAACGCCGGGTAAAAATGAAAAATATTTTTCTCAATCTTGTAAAGCCCCTGAAAAAGGGGCTTTACTTTTTCGAAAACATATAGTATAATATTTCCGGAAATATACTAATAGTATTATTTTCACATATAAATAAAGGAGGCGTCGATTCATGACGAATATCACACACTGTGACCTCTGTCGGGGGGAGATTCAGGTCACCCCTCAGGTTCTCGAGGAGAAGCAGCTCACCCTCCAGCTAAAGAACGGTGCTGAGTGTAAGTGCGACGTGACGTTCGTAAACTGCCCACACTGCGGTAAGTCCTACGCGGTGATCGTGGACGACTGGGAGACCAAGGAGCTACTGAGTTCGGTAAAGTGGCTGTACCTTAGAAAGCTCAACTATCTTAACAGACACAAGCCTGTGCCCAAAAAGCTCCAGGACCAGCTCCTCAAACTCAATAGGAAATTAGACTTCAAGCGTGAACAACACGCTCCGGAGTTTAATGAAGCCGTTTACCAGCTTGACGGCAATACATATCAACTGGATTATCGCTACCATGTGCGATGAACATGGATATTGTAAGGAGGAACCTATGGAAAAGTATCTGACTACACTCAAAGGCATCGGTCTTCAGCTCTTTGCTGATCCCCCTGCAGACCCTCCGGCCGATCCACCCGCCGATCCTCCGGCTGACCCGCCTCAGGATCCCCCTGCTGGTAAGACTTACACGCAGGAGCAGATCAATGCAATGATGGCGAATGAGAAGCGAACGGCTCGTCAGGCTCTGCTCAAGGATTTGGGTATTGAGCTCAAGGATGAGAAAGCCTACAAGCAGACGGTCGCCGACCTCAAGAAAACCCTTGACGCCGGTAAGACTCAGGCTCAGCTTGATGCTGAAGCCAAGAAAGCTGCTGAGACTGCTCGTGATGAGGCCAACGCCAAAGCATCCAGACTCGAAATGCAGGTTGCAGCCCTCAAGGCGGGTGTTAATCCTGATTCGGTTGAAGATGTCATTACCTTGGCTCTTGGCAAGGTCAATGATAACACCACCATCGAACAGGTGCTTACCAGTCTCAAGGAAAAGTACCCCGCGTTCTTTGGTGAAGACAAGGGTGGCTCAGGTACTGGAGGCTCCACGAATCCCAAGCGTAAACAGTCCGCTGGAGCGGAAGGTCTTGGCCAGAGACTTGCCAAGGCACACAAAACCAGTGTGAAGAGTAGCTACTTCACAAAATAAATCATGAACAAGGAGGAAAATCAATGTTCAACAAGACTGGTATCAAGAAGACCACCGGTGCTGCACCTGTCCAGATTCTGTTTGACGTTCAGAATCAGGTCTCGGTCAGCATCGTGGTCGACGACGGTTATTCCGTCACCCGTGACGGTCGCAAGATCGTTCCCGCTGGCACTCCCCTGTCTGGCAGTCTGACGGCGCGTAACACTGCGTTTGTCAAGGCTGTAGACAACACGGCTGAGTCTGGTGCTTCCAATGGCAAGCCTGCTACGGGTGTGCTGCTGCATGATGTTGATGTCACTGATGGTGACACCAATGGTACGCTGCTCATTTGGGGCTTCGTTGATCTGAACAAGATCGACGCTACCACGGCAGCGCTGCTTACGGCTACTCGTCAGGGCGAAATGCCGTCCATCAAGTTCCTCAAGTAAGTAAGAAAGGAGAACTACACAATGACTATTTTTGACCTCGTCAAGGCTCCTGAGCTCACTGCTTACTGGGAAGAGCACACTCAGGACATGCCTCCCTACCTCGGTGAGGAGCTGTTCCCCGCCGACAAGAAACTCGGCCTGAAGCTCGACTGGATCAAGGGTGCGAACGGTCTGCCTGTTGTCCTCAAGCCCTCTGCGTTTGATGTGGGTGCTGTGCCCCGTCCGCGTATCGGCTTTGACAAGCTGGAGACCGAAATGCCCTTCTTCAAGGAGAGCACTTACATCGACGAAGAGCTCCGTCAGCAGCTCAACATGGTTCTCGAGACCGGCAATCAGGCATACATTGACTCTGTCATGAACCGTGTCTTTGCCGACGAGATGCATCTGCTGGAGGGCGCTCGTGCCCGTCGTGAGCAGATGCGCATGATGGCTCTCACTACCGGCGCTATCGCTATCACTGCCAATGGTCAAGCGTACAGCTATGACTATGGCATCCCCTCTGCACACAAGTCTGAGGTTACGACGTCTTGGTCTGACGCTGCTTCTGATCCGATCGAGGATATGCGTATCGCTATGGACAAGATCGAGGATGACACCGGCGTTCGCCCCACTCGCGGCGTCTGCACTCGTAAGACTTGGGGTTATCTCCGTGTCAACCAGAAGATCATCAAGTCCATCTTTGTCCTGTCCAACGGTCAGGTCACGGCGCTGTCTGACGCCCGCCTGAGCCAGTACCTCATGGACGAGCTCGGCCTGGAGCTCATTGTCTATGGTAAGCGCTACAAGAACGACGCCGGTACGGCGACTCAGTTCGTACCCGACGATGTTGTTACCCTGTTCCCCGAGGGTACTCTGGGTAACACGTGGTTCGGTACTACCCCTGAGGAGTCCGACCTGATGGGTGGCAAGGTCGCCAACGTGTCCATCACCGATCTGGGTGTGGCTGTTACCACCATCCAGAAAGCTGACCCTGTCAACGTCGAGACCAAGGTCACGATGATCTGCCTGCCCTCCTTTGAGTCTGCTGACAGCGTCTATATCCTTGACGTAAAGAAGGGTTAAGGAGGCTACTGAGATGATCCGCATTACGAATGGTCGTATTACCCTGGAAGTTTCCCAGAGCGCGTTTGAGACTATGTTCAAGCCCGCCGGATTCGTCCTCGAAGGATCCTCTTTGAGCCCCGAAGTCACTGGGGGTAGCAATACCCCTGATGACTTCAAACTGCCTCATCTGGGTCAGCAGGAGGACGAGGAAGAGGACTCTGAGGAGCCTGATTCGGAAGAGCTTGAGGAGGACGAAGAGGAGCAGCCGGTTGACTATTCCGAAGTCCCTCTCAGTGAACTTGGCTATGATGAGCTTTGCGAGTATGCTGATCAGCTTGGTCTCAATCGCGAGGGTATCCGCTCCAAGAAGGAGCTGCGCGGTATCATCCGTGAGCATCTGAAGAATTAAGGAGGCTTTTATGAGCAGCCTTGAAGATCTGAAGATTGTACTGCGGGAAAGTGATATCCCGTTCTTCACGGATGAACAGCTGGAGTTCTATCTTAAAGAAAACGGCGGAGATTACAATCTCACAGCCTACCAATGTCTGCTCATTAAGGCTGAGAATACGGAGCTTCAGGTTTCTGGTCTGAGTGCTGGGGACAGCTCTAAATACTTCCGTCGTCTGGCTGCTCGATACAGGCCAAACAATTCCGGAGTACTCAAAGGAGGCGGTTAACTTGTACGCAAGCGCGTTTCAACTTAACAAAACTCGGCGAGCAATCAATACTCTGGGTGATTGGTTTGTGTTCAAGCGTGAGGGTGAGAATGAGTTCGGTGAACCCAACGATGTGGTCGTATCCACTGTAAGTTGTAAGGGGTTATATCACGAAACGACTTCTTATCTTCAAAAGAATGCCACTGATGGCTCTACAACCCGTAGAAAGCCCTCCCCGATGATCCTTTGTCTGTGGGAGAGTGCAAAACTCTTACAGCACAAGGATACTCTTACTTACAATGGTAAGAAGTATACCATCGGTGAGATCAAGAATCTGGCTGAGGCTAACATTATCGCTGACATTTCCTTAGAGGAAGTGCAGGTGGGGTAAGATGGCCTTCAAACTGGATGCAGAGGGCTTGCTCTCTGGTCTGATGGAATTTGAAAGCAGAGGAGACGCCGCTATCTGGGCTTATGCTGAGACTGCGGCTCTCCAGCTCCAAAACTATGCAAAGGAGCACCGACCCTGGACTGACCGTACAGGTCACGCTCGTCAGCGGCTGACCTGTGACGTTACAAAACAGTCCAGCGTCTACAAGCTAACTCTGTCCCATGGCGTGGATTACGGTATCTGGCTTGAGCTGGCTAATGAGAAACGGTTCGCTATCATTCAGCCGACAATCCTTGCCAACTCCAACGACATCATGTCAGGGTTTGAAAATCTCCTTGAAAGGTTGGGTTGACTATGGCACAGAGCCGTATCCAGGACATCTTCTTACACCTGAAGAAGTCTGGCTTCAAGGTGTATTATCCTACTCAGCATCAAGGGGAATGTACTGAGCCTTATGTTGTGGTTAAGGATGCAACTACCACGAAATATCTCAACTTTTCCAGTACCATCACTTACTATGACATCATGTGCTACGTCCCTAAGGATGCTTTTAGCACACTGGAACCTTTCCTTGAACAGGTAAAGGAAGCCATGAAAGGTCTTATCCCTATGATTAAGCCGACCTATACTCAGACCCAGTCGTTTTATGACGACACTATCAAGGGTCACATGGTCAGTGTGCAGTACAAAAATTACAGACAAATCATTTAACAAGGAGGTACAATATGACTCTCAAGAAAGGTCATGAGATCCCTACGATTGACGTGTCCCTTGTGACAATCAAGAGTAAGGCAAGCAACGGCGCTGAGATTGGCTTGAACACTTCCTCCAAGATCGCTGTCAGTCCTCAGACGGACACTCAGGACGCGGTCAAGTTGGTGGTAAAGGGTGTTCTCCTCGCTCAGAAGCCTACCACTACGACCCTCACTGGCAACACAATCACCCTCACGGACAATGTCTTCAATCCTGAGGTTGTTAAGATTCTTCAGGGCGGTACAGTCAAGTACTGGACTACCAGTGAGAAGACTACTGAGGGTGAAACTGATGCTGGCTTTGGTGTCAGCTCTTACACGCCGCCTGTTGCAGGCTCTAAGGATAAGGGCGAGGTCTTTGTCCTGTGTGCCTATTCGGCGATTTACAATGCCGCTGGTCTCTGCACGGGCTACGAGAAGATCGAATACCCGAACTGTCAGGGTACACCTGTCGCACTCAGCAGTGAGGACAACGTATTCCGTGCCCCGGAGTACACCATCAATTCTGCCCCCAACACTGGTGAAGCCCCCTATAAGATCTCCTACGTGGAAGAACTCCCGAGTGTTTCGTAAAGGCTACAAGTACAAGGAGGATTATCATGAACGAAATTACAAGCATTGAGCAGCTCGCTCAGTACTCTATGGGTCAGGTGGTTCAATTCCCTGATTTTGCCGAGGGTCAGCCTTTTGTGGCACGCATTAAGCGTCCCTCTATGCTTGTCCTTGCTAAGACTGGACAAATCCCGAATGCCCTGCTTACCAAGGCAAACAGTCTATTTGTGGGTAAGGGCATCAATGATAAGGATACAGGTGCTATGAAGGATCTCTTCAAGATCCTCGATGTCATCTGCGAGGCTTGCTTCGTTGAGCCTACTTATCAGCAGATCAAGGAGTCCGGCATTGAACTGACCGATGAGCAGCTCATGTTCATCT